CGCCTACGCCTACGCCTACGCCCACACCTACGCCCACACCTACGCCCACACCTACGCCTACGCCCACACCGACTCAATCGGATGTCGACAAAGCTTTGGCGGCGTTGGCGGCAAGTACTGGACAGCAAATCGGCGGATTGCGAGATGAGTTTCAGCGGCAGTTCGACGCTGCGCGGGCAGCGGGGTTGGATTCGGATAGAGCTTTACAGGCGGGTATTGAGGCAGTAGCTAAACAAGCTGCTGCCAATCAAAAATCGACAGCGGAGCAGATAACGCAGCTTGGCGCAGGACAGGCAGCGCAGGGGCAACAAATTGGCCAGCTGCAGACTGACTTCAACGCCCGTGTTGTGGAGTTGATGCGCCAAGGACAAGACTATCAAGCAGCCAACCAGCAAGCGCAGTCTGAGCTAAAGCAAGGCCAAGCACAGCTGGGTACTCAGATTGGCCAAGTTGATCAGCGTGTGACTGACCTGATGCAGCAAGGGCAGTCTTATCAAGACGCCACCGGTCAAGCCTTGCGCGAACTTGCCGCAGGTCAGTCTGGCCTTGGTCAACAGCTCGGGCAGCTTGGCAGTTCTATTGGCCAGCAAATTACCGGACTTGGACAACAACAGCAGGCCGCGCAAGCTGCGCTAGGTAGGCAGATCACTGGCGTGCAGCAACAAGCTAATTTTGGCACTTTGCTTGGCTTGCTGGGTGGGTTTGGCGGACAGCAGGCAGCGCCGCAACAAGTGCCGCAGGCGGCCCCTGCGGACATCAAGTACGTTTACGATATTGGTGGTAAAAGCATCTTCGCCACGCCGGAACAAGAAAAGCGGTTTGTCACGCCTTATGTAGAAGGCGGTTCGGTCGAGGACCTTATGAAAATTTTGGGGGATTGATATGGCATTAGAAGATTATGGGTATTACGGGTCGTCCTCCGCGGGCGGTAGCTCCGGCTACGATATGTCTACACCAGACAACCCAAACCTTGATATTCAAATTCCCGTGTATGGATCGGATACGCCTAACATTGACTGGTCTAATATAACGCTGCCAAGCGGCACATCGTACGGCCCAATGCTGGATTATTTGTACGCCAACACAGCTACTGGAGGGGATGTCAGTACTCCCGGAGGGTTAGACGGAATTTTTTCCGCAATCAAAAAGTTTGGAAACAAAGTATTTTTTGATGAAAAAACCGGGGACCCGAATTGGAAAAACATCGCCACCATCGGCGGAGGCCTTGCCGGATTACTCGGCACAAAAATGAATAAGCCCGCAGAAAAAGTCGGGTACCAAGGAAAAATCCCTGCGCTGACCGCGGTGCGCGAACAGGTTCCGCAGTCTGGAGCCCACCGCCCGGGTGCTGGCGGCCGTAGGTACTTCTCTGATGTGCAATATGTCGCGCCCGAGCAAGCAGCAGCGGCACAACAATCTGCCGCGCAGCAAGCCGCAGGACTCGCCCAGCTCAATGCTGCGCGACCCGCACCTCAATATGCTGAAGGTGGAATCACAGGCGGGTATTATCTGGGCGGTAAGACCGATGGTATGGCGGACGAAGTACCCGCGCATATTGACGGCAAGCAACCTGCCAAACTTAGCGACGGCGAATTTGTGGTCCCTGCAGACGTGGTAAGCCATCTCGGGAATGGCAATTCGGAAGCGGGTGCGCAGCGGTTGTACGAGATGATGGATCGCATCCGTAAAGCCCGCACCGGCACAAAACAACAGGGCAAACAGATCAACCCCAATAAATTCCTTCCCAAGTGAGTTAAGAATGGCGACCACGACTCCTACGACTACATCCACCGGCACCACCGGTACCGGCACTACTACGCAGTTGCCGGTCGGCACTGAATCCTCTTTGTCCAACTGGGTTGGGCCTTATGTAACTAGCATGCTTGGCAAAGGGCAGGCTCTGGCCAGCACGCCGTATCAAGCCTACGAAGGCCCCCTTACTGCGGGCGCTAGCCAGCTGCAGCAGCAGGCGTTCCAAGGGCTTGCTGGGCTTGCTGTACCTCAGCAGATGGGGGCCTATCAGCCGGGCACGTTTACCGCTCAAGGCACTGCGCAGCAGTACATGAGCCCTTACCTGCAGGCTTCCTTGCAGCCGCAGATTGACGAAGCCCGCCGCCAAGCGCAGATTCAGCGCATACAGGATGCCGCACGGCTGACCAAGGCCGGTGCCTACGGCGGCAGCCGCCAAGCGGTGATGGAGTCGGAGGGCAACCGCAACCTGTTGCAGAACTTGGCTAACATCACCGGCCAAGGCTATCAGCGTGCATATGAGCAAGGCCAACAGCAGTTCAACGTCGAGCAGCAGCGCCAGATGGAGGCGCGGAACCAAGCCAATCAGTACGGCCTTGGGTTGCTGGCTAAACAAGCTGAACTTGGTGGAGTCCAGCGCGGCATCACAGGCGAAGGCATCGCTGCGGAGAAAGCAGCGTTCGAGGAAGAACGCGACTTCCCGTACAAGCAGGTGCAGTATCAACAATCGCTGCTCCAAGGGCTGCCACTTCAAGCTCAGACCACTACATACCAGCAGCCTAGCGCGCTGGCAGAGATTCTGCAGAGCGCCGGCGGTATTCGTCAGCTGTATGACATGCTGTTCCCCAGCACAACACCTGCCAAGTAAGGACTAAGCCATGATCGATCAAGAAATCCAAAATCGTATGGATGCCTATCGTGGCAACCCGCAAGCGCTGATGCAGCGTTACGCCCAGTCTCAGCAGCTCATCGACCTATTGGCTTTGCAGAAGCTTAAATCTGAAAAAGAAGCCGCCGCTCGGCAGATGCAAATGGGCGCTCCGGGCCAGATGCCCACGGTGGCCCAACAACGCGAGCAGCAAGTGCTCGACATGACCAAGCAAGAAGTCGCGCAGCGCGTGGGCCAAGTGGCCCAGCAGCAAGCCCAGCAGCAACGCGAGAACCTGCAGCGTGCTGCACAGACCGGCATCGCCCAAGCTCCGTCCCCTAACATGATGCCAGCGCAAGCTATGGCCTCGGGCGGCATCGTGGCGTTTGCAGGTCCGGGCGGTTCCGAAGTAAAAAGCGATGAAACAGCGTTTACGCGCGGGCTTAAATCGTTGTTCAGCGTTGCGCCTCCATCTGCAGAAGAAGAAGCTCGGCGTAGGCGTAGAGAAGAGCTCGCGGGTATCCAAGCTCAGTACGACCTTGGGCCCTTCCAAGGCGCATTCACGTTGCCGGCTGAACAATACGACGTAAAAACCGCGGTTCGTAAATATATTCAGTCAAACTATCGCGAGCTGGTTGATAACCCCCAACTGTTTGCGGCGTTCAAAGCTAATCCAGAAGCGTTTGTTACTGGGAAAATGCGTACCGCTGAAGGGGTAATCCGCCCAACTACTGAATCGCAAGCCGCACAGCCTGCGGAACAGCCCGCACCGCAAGCGCAAGCAGCACCGCCAACCGAACCTCAAGGCCTAGTGCCCGGACCGCAGACGCTTCCTGCAGGTCCCTTGCCGGCGCCGGGTGGAGCAGGTATCTCAGCAGGTTTGGAATTGCCTACTCGCAGAGAAGGTGCGGCACCTGCTGGGGCTCCCAATATGGCTCCGGGCGTTGGCCCGGCAGCCCCCCAACCCGGCATTGCCGGAGCTTTGGGCCAACAAGCAGCTCCCTCCGCGCTGCAACAAGCCTTCGAAAAGTCGCAAACCGAAGCGCTTGGAGTTAAACCAGAAGATGTAGCCACTGCTCGCGAAGCAGCGTATTCCAAACGCTTTGACCCGCTTTACGCTGAACAAGCTAAGGTGCAGCAGCAAGGACTCGAGGCGCTTCAGGAGCGCATGCGTCAGCAACAGGCGATGCAGGACCCTCTGGGGGCATGGTTGTCAGGCGCTCAAGGGCGCACTATCGGAGAAGTGTTGGGCTCCGCAGGCAGAGCTGGACGTAACTACCAACAGGAGCAAATGACCGCACGCGCTGCACTTGAGGACCAGCTGCAGAAGCTTCGTGAAGCTCAAGCTTCAGGCAAGATTACTCAAGCCGAGACGGCTTATGGCAAGGGTGAGGAAGCACGCAAGCAAGCGCTTGAAGAGCGTAGTAAATCTGCGCAAACCGTTGGCTCTTATGAAGCTGCAAAGTATGGGGCGGATACTCGCGCGGACATTGCAGTACTTAATGCTCAAATCAAAGACCTTGCGCGAAATACCTTGACTCCGGCACAACAAGAAAAAATTAGGCTTGATGCGGAAAAAATGTATGAGAAAGATTTAGCCGATCCTAAATCTGGGTTATTTATTGCGCAAACACAAGCACAAAAAGCGGGTCTTTCGCCAGAGCAGTTTAGACAGCGAGAAGTAGAAAAACGGCATGTTCAACTGCTAAAAGCCGCGTTGGCTACCCCACAAAGCGTACAAGATTTGGTGACTAACGCCGGAATCGCCTCTGCTGGCGGAGCCGCCGTTCCTCCCGCCCCTCCGGGTGCTGTTCGTCCAAAAACGAAAGGCTAACCGATGCCGACATATGACGTGACCGTTGAAGGGGCTGAGTATGAAGTAGATGCCCCTGATGAAAACACCGCTTGGCAATGGGCGTATACAACCCATAAGCAAGGAGCCAAACCTGCATCGACCGAGCGCACAACTGGCGAAGCTGTGTCCGACATTGGCAAGCAGTTCAAAGGCGGCATTGGCGCACTAGCGCAGTTTCCGGGGCAGTTGTATGGGCTGGCCACTGGCGACTTTGGCGAGACGGGGCTGTATGGCTGGGGTAAGCGCACAGAGAAAGCCGCGGAAGAAGCTATGTCGCCCGGCTATAAAGCTCGAGAAGCTGCGCGTGCTGCCAAGATTGCTGAAGCGGAAAAGACTGGGGAGCTGCAGGCTTTCGGTACAGCCCTTGGAGAAACGGTAACTGATCCGGGGTTGTTGCTAGGGTTCCTTGCCAAGCAAGCTCCCCAGCTTATTGTTCCGGGCGGAGCCGCGGCTGGTGTAGGTCGCGCTGCATTGCGGCGTGGGCTGGCCAAAGGCGTTGAGGAAGTTGCCGCTCGCGAAGCGGCGATCAAAGCCGGGGCAGTTGCCGCTAAAGGCGTAGGCGCGGCTATGCAAGGCGCGGACATCGGGGCGGATACCTATGCCGCAGCGTATGACAAACTGGTGAGGCAAGGCACGCCGGAGCCGGAAGCTGCTGCACAAGCTATCAACCTCGCCCGTGGTGCTGGGGCTAGCGCAGGCGTTATTTCATGGTTGGCGCAGAACCTGCCCGGGGCTAGCCGCCTTGAGGAGGCGCTTGCTGGTAGAGCCGCCCCCGGAGTGTTTCGAGGTGCGGTCAGCACAGCCGCAGGTGAGACCTTAGGTGAAATCCCTGAAGAAGTTGGCGGCCGGCTGGCCGAGAACATTGCCCTGCGTACGATTGACCCCACACAGCGCCTGACTGAGAAGCTGGGTGAGACTGGGGCTATGGCAGCGCTGGGTGCTGCCGGGTTGGGTGGCGGTGTTGGCGCGGTTAGCGGCTTGCGTGGTGGCGCACGGGCTGAGCCTGCAGCACGGGCTCGAGAAGAAGCGCAGCAGCGTGTGCTGGCAGCACGTGCTAAGGAAGCACAGGAAGCCGCGGCACCGCGGGGCTATACCGTGGAGGGGCAAGCGCAGCTGTTTTCGCCTGAAGAGTTAGCGGGCATTAAACGGCCCAAAGAAGCGGCGGCTCCGGCAGAGCCTATTCCGGCGGAAGTTGCGCCTCCTGCGGAACAATTGCAGTTGCCGTTGGAAGACGCGCGTACGTTAAGTGATTATGAACAGGAATTCAAACGGCTTAAAGAGTTATCCCCCCAAACGGCGCAGCTAAAAGAGCGGCTTGCAGAACTAAAAGATCGCATCCAGCCGCTCCGTGCGGCGCTCACTCCGCGCGGGTATACCGCTGCCGGGCAGGGTAGGTTGTTCACGCCTACAGAACTCAAAGAAGCCGGGATCAAGAAAGCCAAAGCTGAAGAAGCTGCTCCCACCGCACCGTTGACCGCGGAGCAGATGGAACGGCGTGGGCAGCAACGGCTGGATTTTACGGCGCCGGAAGCGGAAGTGTCGGCGCCAACTGAACCTGTGCCGGAACCTACGCTGGCGCCTAAACGCGCTGTACCGGCGGAACTCCAGCCAACCATCAACAAACTCACGGAAGCCGGCGTACGGCCCGAAACGTTGACGTGGGCAGCCAATGCTAAGAACCGACCGTTCCTGCGCAAGCTGACGGAGATGGCACCTGCGGCCGCGCCGGAAGCCCGCAAGGCCCTTAAACTCACGGAAGGTTCTTCCAAAGCGGAGGTGTTTGATGCGCTCTTCCCACAACCAGCAGTACCTGCATTTAGACCTGCCCCCGGAGAAGGTAAGCCTCGCGTGGGCGTACCTAGCGAGCCTGCAGTCGCACCGCCCGCAACCCCTGCCCCCAGAGCTGGAGAGTCTGTCGGACGTGGAGTGGTACCTGCTGGACGAGTTGCTCCAGCAGCAGTTGAGCTTGAAGGCAAGCCTGCCCCTGCACTAGAACCACATACCGCAGAATTTACTACAGCCAAAGGGTCTACCTATAAGGTGTACGCGGACGGCACAACCCTACGGACCAAGGCCGCCCGTGCCGATGTCGGACATGAAGGAGACTTTGGGGCTAAGCCGCGCAGTGTAAAAACAATCTACCTTGATGCGGATGCCTCAAGGTTAAGCGCGGCTGGCGTATCTGACATGAAAAACGCCCGAGTTGTCTTGAAAAACGGGCTTGCCACTTTGGTTTGGGCTACCCCAAAAACCGGAAAATTTGGCACCTCGGATACAAACAAAAACATTCCGTATCATACCGAACCCGCTGTTGGGCGGTATCCGCTGGAATTGTGGCAATCGCGGGAAGATGTACCCGGGTATGAAGCCTACGCAGGTATGCACGCGGGCAATAAGATTACGGACCTAAGAACATCTAAAGCCGAAGCTGCCACTGCCAAGAAAGCCAAGGCTGAAAAAGCTAAAGCCGAGCGTGAAGCTGCCGTTGCCAAAAAGGCGGAAGAAGCCAAAGCAAAAAAAGAAGCTAAGCGTAAAGCGGAGCCGGTTGTTGCTAAGCCCACGGAAGTTGAAGAGCCGTCCGCTGTGTTTGGGGAAAGCGACAAGCACCCGGAATGGGCTACCAAGTTTGAGCCAGATGTCGCTGGCAAAGTGGTGTACTCCGATGAAGAAGGAGCATTGCTTCGCGGGTTTAGTGCTCTAACGGGGCAGTACGTTTATGCCCCGGTAGAACTGACCGGACGGTATCGGATAGATGTAGATTCCAAACTGCTCGATAGCAAACTTTCGCCTGAGCTTGCCAAGCGCCTTAGAGCTGCCAAAGCTCGTTTGGTTGCGGAAGAAGCGGCTAACTTGCGAGCAAACCCGGATGGGCCGTTTACCAACGCCAAGAGTAATGTTGTCGCCAGCGAAACGGTGGACAGCCGCTATTCGGGCTACTTGGCAGCACTCATGCAAGACCTTGGGCTTGGCGACATCAAGGTGTTTTTGTTGCACCCGGAAGATGTCAAAGCCGAAGGGGCTATTGATAAGTACAAGCTGTACGCGGAGTATGCCTCCGCCCAATCCGCGGGTATGGACCCCGGCGAGGACGGGTCACTTCGCGCGTACGGCCCCAAGCGCGACAGTTTTTACATTTCGCTCCGCCCCGGATTGTCCGAAGCGCGTACGCTGGAAACCATTGCGCATGAGTTGGGGCATCTCATTCAGCGCGTGTCGTACGACAATGCTTCGAGCGATGTTAAAGCTGCCATCAAAACTGAGTACGAACAGTGGCTGCAGACGACTAAAGGCGCGTCCGCCAAGGAAGTGATTGAATCCTTGCGCAACCGTGAAACAGCTGAATCGCATGCGGCGACAGTGGGTAAAGAGGTTGAAGCCAAACTGCTATCGCCGTACTGGACATCCTTCAGCGAATGGTTTGCTGACAACGTTTCCAAGTGGGCTACCACGGACGAACGACCTGTTTCAGTCGTTGAAAAGTTCTTCAAGTCTGTCGCGGACAAGCTTCGGGCTTTGGTTGCTGCCGTTACAGGGCAGCGGTTTGCTCCGGCTAAATCAGTAGCCGAATTCCTCAATAACATGGGTCCGGCTAAACCGGTTGTGTGGTCTGGCACTGTCGACACCACTGCCCAACCATCTCGCGCGGTAAGCCCCACCGAGGGCATCGCTGAGAAGAGCGAGCTGATGAAAGACCAGCCCGGGCCTGCGGGGCGCATGATCCGCTCAGCAAGCCGCATCTTCCTTGAGAAGGATGACGTTCCGTTTGTAACTCGGTTCCGCACGGAGATTGCGGATGCGTACGCATCGGTTGTTAATCGCCTCAATATCCTGTTTGACGGCAATGTGCGGGATAACATTACCGGGCTTACCAATCCTGAGTTGTTGATCCGCCAAGCCGCGGACGCGGAAAAGATGTTCAATGCGTTCATTGAAAACGGTGATATGGAGAAGGACGCGACGCTTGGCGAGTGGGTAGTGAAGCGAACCAAAAACGTCTCCTCCATCGCGGACGTGCTCGCTGCTGTTAAGAACTGGGGTGACGCTAAAGGCATGACGTTCGAGCAGGCGTATGCTGAAACTTCCAAAATGATGGAAGCGGTGCGCTTGAATGAGATGGTCAAGGTCAACAAAGCGGAAAAGGAAGCCGTATTCCCAATTCACAAGCTGGCTAAAGCTGACCCGCGTTCTGCGGAAGAACAAATCGCCATCGCCCTGCGCGGCCTTGAGGCCAACCCGGAAGTAAAAGAAATCCTCAAGATGATGGACCAGCAGCGATTCCACATGATTGACAAGCTGGTTTCAGTTGGACGTATCAGCAAAGAAGTAGCCGATCAGTGGAAAGAAGCGTCAGGGTATGTGCCGTTTGATCGTATCGATAAGTTCTTCGATAAGTTCACCCCCAAGCGCAGTGCTGGCCGAGGCCTTGCCCAGCTCGGATCGTTGCCGATGTTTAAAGGCACGACTCGAATGGAAGTTGGCAACGTGGTTGATAACCACGCCAAGCTGATGACGTGGATGCTAAAGCAAACGCTGAGGCAGGATGCCAATGCCACAACGCTCAAACTGCTGGCGGACATCGGGCAGGCTAAAGAGCTTGGGTACACTAAGTCTGGGCTTACCAACCCAAACAATGTGGTGGCAGCCTACCGCAACGGACGGGAGTATTACTACGAGGTGCGGTCGCACTGGGATATGCGGGCCTTCAAAGACATGCAAGGCCCCAAGATGGCAATCACCAAGGTGTTTGCTGCAGTGTCTCAAATCCTGCGCCGGATTGTGACCGTCATGCCTCCGTTTGTGGCCAAGCAGGTGACGGATGACATCCAACGGGCATTTATCACATCAGGTGTGAAACACCCGTCGTTGCTGATTATTCCAGCCATCACCAACTTCCTGCGCATCGGTACGCATGAGCTGATCTTCGGCAAAAACCATGAGTTCACCAAACGGTTTGCGGAAAAGGGCTTGGTTGGTGAAGTCGACTACAACCCCAGCAATCCGACCGAAGTGGCGCTGTTTAACTTGGGTTACTCCAAACGTAAACCCCTGCGCGAGCTGCATCATCGCCTTGAGTCGCTGACCCGTGCGTCGGACTTGGCCATTCGTAAGGCTATTTACGACCGCACAATCAAGGAGTCCAAGGACGAAGCACTTGCACTCACTCGGGCTCGGGAGTTCATCAATTTCCGCAGGCGTGGAGCCAGCCAAACTATCGGCAGCGCCGTGGCGACTATCCCGTTCTTCAACGCGTACATCCAAGCCAGTGATGTATTGCTGCGCAGTATGACTGGCAGGGGCTCAGCGTCGGTTGATAGACGTACGGCGGCCCGGCTGTTTTGGACGCAGGCGGCCAAAATGGTGGGCTTTAGTGTCCTGTACGCGCTGGCCAATACCGGAGATGATGAATACGAAAAGCAGGACTTGCGTACGCGTTCGGACAACTGGATTGTAGGCGGCAAAAGACTGCCGGTACCCAGCGATATGGCCGCGCTGTTCAAGGTGCCGGTTGAGACTGTTATTAGCTACATGTCCCGGCTGGATACCCCGCAGGAGCAGCTTGCCAGCGAGGCTGTGAAGTCGGCGCTGTCGTATGCGTTCACGCAATACTCGCCAATTGGCGGGCGTATGACGCCAGTTCCGCAGGCAGTGAAGCCAATCATTGAGGGAGTGCTGAATTACTCGTTCGTGACGGGGCGTCCGCTCACAGGCATTTACAAGGCCAACCTTCCGGCAGGTATGCAGGCAGTATCGTCCACAAGCGAGCTAGCTAAAGCTATCGGTCGCTGGGCGTCTGAGACGATGGGCGTGGAGATTTCTCCGATTGTCATCGACAACACCTTGCGTGGGTATTTTGGTGGGGCGGTGCCGCTGTCTAACATGCTGACCGACCAGCTTATCAACCCGGGCAAGATTGATCGCCCGCTGAGCCAGTACTGGTTTATTGGTCAGTATCTGCTGCCGGATGTGCCAACCGGGCCGAAGGAAGAGTTCTACGACTTGGTGAACAAGGTCGCACCCTATAAGCGGGCGCTGGACGATCTTTCCAAAAACGACGCGGAACGGGCGGTTGAGTACGCCAAGGCGCATGAAGCTGAGCTCACGCTGGCTGCCATGACAAACATCGCGCTGACTCAACTGGCGCAACAACGGCAGTACATCACTTTCCTCGAAAGCCCGAACGGCGAGAGAGAAATCCCGAACTCTGCAGAACGACTCAAGGCCAAGCAGGAGGTGGAGAAAATGATTAACGAGCAGCTCAGCTGGCTGCGCGAAGCCAAACAGATTTACTTGGGTAAGAAGTAATCAGACCATGCGCCAGATACGGACGCCGTAGCGTCCGTATTCACAGCGGTTAGCCACTGCGAAGTGCCATCCGAGGTATTTCTCGATGGGACCTAGCAGTTCGGCTACCTGCTGGGCGGTGGCGGTCGTCGGCAGAAAGCAGGAGCAACCGCGGCGCATGTCCTCCCAAGGCATCCAGTACTCCGCGCCGAAGATGGTGAGGACCCGGACGTTGTCAGGTAGTTTCTTGGCTTTGAGGAATGACATCTGTCATACCTACCGCGTCGCTATCAAAACAATAACACCGCACGGGCACTGCGCTCATGCTGCCCATAGCGCCGGCACCGATCCGCTTGTTGAGAGCCTTGCCCTTGTTTTTGAGCATGCCGTTCTTGGTCATCACGGCTAAGCTTTGCTTCACATCCACCTGCTTCTCGACGAAGTAGGTGCGTAGCTCGTGCACGGGTATCCATAACTCTTTGCTGTCTGGTTCGTACCGCATCTTCAACGCGCCGCGTGGTGCTGTGATCGGCGCGGCGGGTACGCCGTTCTTGGCACTTTCGATGATGATCGCGTTGGACAGGAATTCGTTGATGTAGCGACCCAGTGTTTCGACGGCGACCTGTGTGCTCGAGCCGACGGAGGACACGCGCGCCGCGCGGATACCCAGCACTTCGTGCAGCATGTGGCGGTATACCCGGCCAATGTTGATGTCGAACAGGCCCAGCTTGCGGGCGAAGTATGCGCCAGTGAACGCGCAAGCAAGCAAGCCGGAGTAGAAGCGGTCGGCCTTGTCGAGCTTGAGTTCTTCGTCGATTTTATTCTGCATCTTGTGCAGGGTTTCGATGACCAGCTGCTTGTTGGCCAGCACATAGCTGATGAACACGGGGCCGGCTACGCCGTAGTTGGTCGACAGCTTGCGGAAAATTTCGTCGGCTTCGGCCTTGCTTATGTCGGGTACCGCGCCGACGTAGATGTCCAGCAGGCGCGCCTGCTCGCCGCCGGAGGTGGACTTGATGCTGCTGATGGCGTCGGAGAACACGGAGTTGCTGGTGGTGACAACAATGCTGCTCCACGTGGTGTTGTTGTTCCGCAGCTTGTTGGCTTGAGAATCCATCCGGTGCCGAGCTCGACCGCGCGTGACGGAGTAAATGAAGTCGGAGAGCTCTTCCGGCTTGGAATTGGTCATCTCGTCGAACGACGGGCTGATGTTGTTCAGCATGCCGATATGCTGGAACTTGGCCAGATAGGTGTCGTCCGCGGAGCCCAACAGCCGAGCCGGGTTCCCGAAGATGGAGTCCTTGACCATGACAGCGGTGGTCTTGCCCGTGCCGGACTCGTTGGACACCAGATTGACCACTGCACCCTTCACGTCGAACCCGCCCAACAGGGGCATAAGCGGAGAACCGAAGCCGCAGAACAGGGTGAAGGCGTGGGGCTCCATGCCTTTTTTGTCGTAGAAGTTGGCGATTTTTTTCCATTCGTCGAGGCTACCGGCAGGTTGGAACGCCGGGGCCATCTGCCGGGTGCTGCTGGCAGGCGGGGCCAGCTTGGGGCCAATCTCGGTATATTCAATTTCGCCCACGACAAAGCCAAGCTCGTCAGGCGTCCAGCCCATCTGGTTGCGCGTGCGGTATGCGCTCGCGTCTTTTTGCAGCTTGCGGATGGATGAAGCGAAGTAAGCCATGATGCCGTCCCATTGTTTGCCGAATGCGACCACCCCATGCTTGAGCAGGATGGTTTGCAGTTTCTCCTTGTTGAGCAGCGATGTTGCCGGGGCGTAAAAGGTACGCACCCCGTCACGTGGTAAGTGTAGGCAGACGCCAAGCAACTCGCCTTCACCGTCTCCGTGGTCGTCGGAGTCGTAGAATCGCCCAGTTAGATAGAGGTCTTGCGCGTATATCTCAACCGGCTTCTTCTCGCCATCCGGCGCTTCCTCGTCGCGGTACACCCCGCCGCGCTCGCCTCGGTAGTAAGGGAACGGGAACGCCGGGATAGATACCGTGACCGACTGCTGCGTGCCGGACAGGGTGGCTACGGTGTGCTCCACCACATAAACCTCAGCGCCGTCCTCAACAACCGTGGGCGTGGGTTTGACGGTGCGACCCAGCTGGATAGGACTGGTGACTTTCTGCGGGCAGCCTTTGCATAGCTCGGGGTTGTTGTCCCGGAACCATTGGCAGGTATGCGGCTTTTGAGTGAGCCGCTCGGCCTTGGCCAGCGTCGAGTGGTACGAATACTCTGGATGGTTCTGGGATACGTCATGGATGGCGGTGCGTGCATCCGTGCAGTTCCACGCTATCGACAGCACCGCACGCCACAGAGGCTCCGGCACCTCAGACTGGTTCTCATACGCCCACTTGATCTGGGCGCAACCGTTGCCGCGGGTGCTCTTGTCGAGCAAGGTGGAGAACTCGCACGGGGGTAGGTCACTGCTGTGTGCCAGCCCGCGGGTCATGTCGTCCGCGCCGAAGGCTGTGGCCGCAGTCAAATCGGCTGGCGGAGCCGGCAGCAGCTTGCACAAGTCCTCAAACAGCGTGGGCTTGCCCAGCTTGACCAAGCTGGCTAGCGTGGGCGTGGCGGTGTTGTAGTTGAGCGTACCCGGCATGCGCATGACTCGCGCTGCGTCGGCAGACACTTGGGCATCTATCTTCAGGCTATGCTCAAAACAGAAATGTTTAAAGGCACGTGCATACGGACGCCACTGCGCGATTGGCACTTCCTCGGTGAACGTCCAATACGCATGCACGCCGCCGCCCGAGGCCACGACTGTGGGGATGGGCAGACCGGAGGCTTTGACGAATTGCTTGAGCGCAAGACCAGCTTCGGCAGCGCTGGCGTATGGCTTGCCGTTCTTGCTGTCGATGTCGACAAAAAAGCATTTAATGGTGCGGGCGTTCTCCGCCTCGCGGACTTCAGACTTGAATGACGCCAACGCCACGTAGACGTTCCACGGGGCTTCATTCAGGGTTGAGGTTAATTGGGCGATGTCGGTTTTGCTTGTGCAGAACCGCTGGTCGACGACCTTTTTGTTTTTGATCCTTGTTACACAGTAGAGACCTGCAGACGGCAGAACAGCGTCTAGGAATGCGGTGCTCACGTAGCCTCACACGGGGTTATTGTTATGTGCGGGGTAATAGGTGAGGCGGCGGCCCCGTGTTCCGCCTCGTCGCTACGGGATCAGCGTAGCCTAGCCTCGGTACTGATTATGCACGCTCAAGTTCAGAAATTAGTTTAAAAATTCGTTCCAAGTGCTTGCTGCGTGGGTTCACTCTACCGCAAAACCACTTGTAAATTGTAATCCGCGATACGCCCAGCTGAGCTGAGACTTCCCACACAGACCTTCCCTGTGCGATGCACAGCTTGGCCAAGCGTACCGCGGGCAGCGCGGGGTCAGCCGCAGCTACCTCTTCAATAAGTGCTGAGCTGTACCCCCGCCGATCACTCATCGTCGTCAGAACCCCAGTCGCTTAGGATAGCAGCCACGCTCGGCTTATCCGTAGGCTCAGCAGCAGGCGCAGCTTTCTTGGCGCGCTTGACCGGCTCGGCTACTTCCTCAACAGCAGGCTCGGCGGCAACCACTTCCTTGCGGGCAGGAGTCTCAGCAAACGCGGCAGGCAGGGCAGCTTGCTTGTCAGTTTTAACTGCCAGCTTGAACTCAATAGCGCGACGGGCATCTTCGGATGCGCCCTGAGCCTTGGCCACTTCCCATTCCTCACGAGTGAGCGGGCGGACAGCCTTGAAGCGCAGCACAGGCACCGCTTCACCAGTGTCGAACCGCGCCTCAGTGACCAACCCGTTGATAGGCACGTTGTGGCCAGACAGGAAGTTGGCATACGCCTGCAGGCTCATCTTGCCATCAACCGGCTTGCCAAAAATAGACTTGGCGGGCAGCTGCAGGCGGTAAATGTCGCCGCCAATGTCATTGTCTAGTACAACTGCTAGACGACGACTGAAACGGCATGCGCGGGACTTGCCTTCGCCAGAGCCCTCAATGTTCTGGGGGCAAGAGACGCACAGGCTGGACTGGCGCTGATCGGCCGGCACTTCATCATTGGGTTTAACGCCGTCAGCAGACCAACATGTCGGGCCAATATCCTTGCCCTCTTCGTATTTGCCTTGGAAGTAGGTGCGCGAATTGGTTTTGGCGGCGGCCACGATCACCATATTAAGGGCTCTGTCCTCATTCTTGGCAATTTCCTCACCGCCAGACATGAGACGCCACACACCGCCTTTGATGGAGATAGCTTTGGTAGAGCTTTGACCGGCGAGCGACTTGGTAACGTCATCCTCAGGATTGCGCAAGTAATCAGGAACGGAAGAGCCGTTGTTGAATAGGGTTAGGTTACTCATGGTTGTTCCTTATAAGTTGGTGAACTGGCACGACACATTTATAGCCTTGGCGCATACGTGCCAGCACGCCCAAGGAGCTCTCACATGCGGCTTCTAACGCATCGAGGTTTTTTTCATTTTCTGTTTCTGCTTTAACGACTATGCCAAATCCGCCGGCGAGTATAAGGGCTACTGATACGCCATATAAAAACTTAATCATTTGGACCTCCGCACGGTTATGGCGTAGCGCGAGTCAACGTTCAATCCTTCAGGAAGCGTCCCGGGATTAGCTTCCATGAACTCCTTAAAATTTCCTTGGTGTATGCGTCGTTCCAGCAGCTGCGGCAGGTCATGCGTTTTGATAAAGCGGTACATGCTATCCCAATCGTTAGTCCAGTAGCGCGTTTTAACGGTTTTCGTAAAGCTTCCGTACGGCGTCTTGCCTCCCTGCTGTCCCGTGGCTTTGCAGATTTCAATGAGTTCCTGTTCGATTGCTTCCATTTGGGAAGTGAGCGCAGCTAGCTTGGTTTCATGGTCACGTACCATCATGTCCTTGGTGTCTCGCATCTTCAAATAAACTTGCACAAGTTTCGCAGCGTCCATAAAAGTCTCCTTGGTCGTATGTTGTTACAGCCTACTTCTGACAGTAAACACTGTCAACTTATTTCTTGTTTGTACAACTCGACGAGCGCTTGGTGCATGTCGATCTTGCCCTGCAGCATGGTGTAGAGACGCTTCTCCACCGGACTGCCCTGCAGGTGCGTGACGGTTACGTTGCGTGTCTGGCCCTGCCGGTGGGCGCGGGCGTTAGCTTGCAGGTAATACTCGGTGGACGGGATAGGCCCCCACCATACCACCTGATCTGCCCGGGTTAGTGTGATGCCATGCGCAGTAGCCTGCGGCACCATGAGCAGGATGCGCGGGTTGTCCTGCGTCTGGAACCGCTTGATGATCTCAGCCCGCGCCGTAGCTGGCACACCTCCGTGAATAACCTCCACGGTGTAGCCAGTCAGGGCGTCGCGAAGCATCTCGAGCACGTGCCGAAACGGCACAAACACCAGCACCTTATAGTCAGTCTGCTCAATGATACTTATGAGCTCAGCCAGTCGGGGCTTGATGTCGAACTGCACGATCTCCTTGGTGTCGGTGTATACCGCACCTTGGGACAGCTGCAGCAGCTTGTTGAGCATTGACGCGGCATTCGCGGCGGTGATCTCCTCACCTGCCGCGCGAGTAATCATTTCCTGCTTGATGGCGTTGTAGTACTTTTGCTGCTGCGGTGTAAGGGGCACTTCCCGGGTAGCATAGAGCAGATCGGGCAGGTCCAAGCACTCTTCTTTCGTGTACCGAATAGCCGGCTGTAACGCTGCATGCACAATAGCCTGAGACTCATTCTTGGGCACCCATTTGTATTGCGTGATCTTGACCATCACCTTATCACGCCACGCGCCAAAAAAGCGCGGCACGCCGTCTGGGTTGACGAGCTTGGCCAGCCCATACGCATCCAATGGAGATTGGGAGGCAGGGGTGCCGGTCATCAGCCACAGCCGGGTGTCCGCGCGCACAAGCGAGGCGAGCGCTTTCCAGCGGTCGGTGGATACGCTTTTGATGGCGTTGGCTTCGTCGACGATGATAAGATCAAACCCTCCTGCCGCGAGTGCCGGAGTGACTATCTTTACGCCATCGAAATTGATGATGACGAATTCGTAGCGCCCGTTGATGATGGCCTCGCGCTTTTCTCGCGACCCAATCGCAATCCCAACAGTGCGGTGCATCACGGTCTTAAACAAGTCAGACCGCCATGCTGTGTCCATGATCGACACCGGGCACACCACCAGCACGCGCTTAACCTTGCCTTGATTCATCAGGTAGTCGGCAGCCCACGCCGCAGCACTGGTCTTGCCTGTGCCGGGATCATTGAAACAAAAGCACCGAGGGTGTGACGCAAGGAATGCTGCAGTAGTGCGCTGATGCTCGAAGGGTTTGTATACGCCCGGCCATTCGTACCTACCCAGTATCGGGTTAGGCGGGGCTTTGATCTTGAGGTTGCGGAGTATCTGCACCTCGTCCGGCCCCCAATTCACGAGCACCTGCGCCTTGTCACCACTGCGTGCAAGGATGCGGCTTTTGGGGATCAAGGCAGTAATCTGATCTGCCTTGCGCGTGACGAAGAGCAGCGCGCGGTTGTCCACGATCTGCATAAACGTCCTACTGGTTGTATAGACTACTTAACCTTGTTCGTACTGGTACGCGCAAAGCTTCTGTTCTTCGACTTGGGCACGGCCCGTAGGTTGCTTAGTTTACTGGTTCCGCCCTTGCTCAAGGGCTTCACGTGGTCCACATCCATACTGTCCGGCAGCTTGCCGTTAGCCTTTTCGTAGGCACGCCGGGCCTTGTGCCGTTCGGACTGTTTCTTCAGTTGCTCCGGGGTACCCTGATACAGAGCATATTCACGCGCATAATTACGTTTTTTCGTAGCCACTTAGCGATCCCGGTTGGCGTAAGCCAAAAACTTTTACCTTATGCTAACACGGCTGCGCCCTTGGGGCGCGCACTAGGTGTTCCCCCACCTAGCCGCTCAGGACGCATGTGTGTTAGCCCTCGTCTTTCCGAGGTGTCAAAGGAATATCCGGCTCCCTAATCAGGCAGGTCTCTCCCTGCGGTCAAGTGTTGGTGGCCGGTGCTGATCTCCGGCATTTCTGCATTAAGACGTGTGACCAGTCTGTGTTATTCGTTGGGGCACTCAACCTTACCGATTCGGCACTGTCCCAGCCACGCCACGTATCAGACACAACTCGTTGCGCATCAGCTTGCGCATTCACCAACACGGTTGAGGACTGTTTACGGTTGCGATCCGTTACGCTCAATCGGGATGAAGGGCAGTGCACGTTGGTTTCGAACCCAGAGCGCGACTTCATTCCCCATGACCGATATTTATGCGCCAATCCTCATGCGTGTTGGCCCCCCGGAGAGACGGGGGCCTGCTGTATCAGTAGGGGGAGACGCTGATGATCCGAGCAGTCCTACCTACAGCTGCCACTGTTTTACCCCACCGGTGGCTGGGGGCCATGTTGCACTATCTGTGTTCACATGCTTCTTGCGTCAACGGACAGAACCGGCACAGCGGGGAGGGTTTAGCCCCCCATGCGCCGTGATCCACAGCTGACTCAATCATACTAGCGCGGCCTGCCCATTTTGACCAGATGTTTGGAAGCATGTCGCGCGAAAATTCTGCTTTGACCACATCTCGAGCTACGACAAACAACAATATCCCGGACACATGTGTAACCTCAGGATGATGTGCCATCACCATCGCTGCCATCAGCTCGAGCTGGTCGGGGTCGGCAAAGCGCGCAGACTTCCCGGTCTTGTAGTCGGCTATCCGGGCTTTGGTTTTGTTCACCGCCAAGAAGTCGGGCACGCCGCGAAACCACACGTTCTTGTCGAAAAACTCGCAAGGAGTAAAGTCCTTGCGGATGCCCATTCGTTGCTCGCACAGCACGGTGCCCTTAATGTTCTTGAGCGGCTCGACGTATGGCTCGAACAACTTAAACTGTTCGGGAAGCGGCTTGCCGTCGCGGATGTATTCTTCAAACGCCTTGTGTACAGCTGTGCCGTACAGTGTGGCTTCAGTATCTGACTGCTTGAACTGCTTCAGTATGCGAACCGCATGGTAACGACGGGGACAGCCTTCAAAATCCTTAATAGCGGAGTATGAATGAGAGAGCATCGTAGGGTCCTTAGGTAGCCCCTGACTATACCTCAACAGTCTCCGTAGGAATCGCCCGAACCTGCCTCGCATGCGAGGGGCAAACCGACTGCCCACTTGGGGTTCCACGACATACACTCGACGACATACTGAGTGGCCTGCTCACGCTCATCCGCCGGAGCAATACACGCGATGGAGTCGTGCACAGTCAGCACTACTGGATAGCGCCGGCGGATGCGCAGCATCTGTTCCGCGATAACGCAGCGGGCGATAGCTTGAGTGAAGTTCTCAACACACAGCCCGCCGTACACGCGAGTGAGGATGCCCTTGGCGTCGTACGCCCACTCGGTTTTGTTCTCGCGGTTCACGCGCTTCAAGCCTGGGTACTGGATGTGCAGGCCGCTCGGCAGGGTCAGGCCCTTGCCCGGCTCAACGTGCACGAGCCCGATAGCGTCGACCTGTAAGGTCTGGCCTGCGTGCAGCGCCTCAATCGCACGGTTAGCCTTGTCCCACAGGTACGGAATGGCAGCGTAGCGGTTACGGTATGCGCTGATGATGCGCCGGGCTTCGTCCTCGGACACCTCGACACCGGCCATGGCCTTGAGGAACAGCTTGAGCTTAGTGTGTCCTACGCCGTAACCTGCCCCGAGAATTACGACTTTACCTACCTGCCGCTGCTCCTTGGTGATTTGATCTTCGGCCACGTTGTAGATGAAGCTGGCCATCTGTTTGTACACGTCCTGTTTGTCACGGAATGACTGTACGAGGTCGTCCTGCCCGGCGAGCCACGCAAGGGTGCGGGCCTCGATCTGCGCGGAATCGGAGTCGATGACGATGTAGCCCTCGGGTGCGCGGATGGCCTTCTTAAGCTTCTTGGCGTGAGGCCCTCGGCTGGGGAGGTTTTGCAGGTTCACCGAGTCTTGGCCAGACCAACGTCCCGAGTGTGCGCCGTAGTAGCGCAGGGGTACTGGGAACTCGCCGCGCCCAGACATACCGATGAAGCGCTCGGTGCGGGTCTCCTCAAGGGTGGTCTTGTTGCCCAGCCGGGCGGCAACCAGTGTCTGCACGCGCAGATCGTCGTGCTCCTGCAGCTCCTTAAACGGCTCGTCGGTCTTGGCGAAGGCATAGGTTTCCTTGCCGGTGGTGGGGCTGATCTTGAGCGGGGGCTCAATGCCGAGCTGGCGCAGCAGGGCGGCGAACTTGTCGTTGGACATGAGGAGCTTCTTGATGTCCTCGGAAAGGATAGCCGCGGCATTGTCAGGGTCAGCGTTAATGAGCTGGTCACGCACGGCGTCGAGCAGCTGCTGCTTATGCTCACGCACAGCCTGCAGGTGAGCGACCAGCGCGGCGTTGTCGAGCACCAGCCGAGGCTCGATGAACATGCGCAGGGTGAGGTCAATGAGCTTGAGCTCCTGCTTGGGGAAGCCCTGCTCGATGTAGCGGGTGAACAGGGTGTGCGTGAGGTTTACGTCGTTCACGCAGTACGCGGCGTACCGAGAGAGCTCTTCGACTGAGAAATCGTCATAGTGCTTGCCCAACGCGTTGAGCACTTCGTCGCCCTTGGCACCGATGCCCATGCGCTCCGCCTGCGCCTTGAGGCTATGCGACTTGTCGTGTGGGTACAGCGCACGGGACATGCTCAGCGTGTCCGCCCACGCCAGCGGCTTCACGCCGTAATGCCATGCCAGTATCGCTCCATCAAACGCTGTGTTCTGGCACACCACAATCTTGTCCGACCAATCTACCGAGGCAACCCACCGCGCCACGGACGGCTTGGACACCCACGTGGTAACGCCATCATTCAGCTTGAATGCTAAACCGATGGCTTCAAACCGTGAGTCGCGGACATACTCCTCCGTGGTAAGCTTCGACAAACTAAAGTCGCGGTCGTAGAAAGTTTCAAAGTCGCAAACAAGTATTTGTGGCATCGTGTTCTAACGTTAGAAATTGCTGGCGTAGCTCAGTTGGTAGAGCTCTCGCCTTGTAAGCGAGCGGTCGAGGGTTCGATTCCTTCCGCCAGCACCACGTCTTGCCGTTGTTTCATCCGCACGCGAAGTATCTCCTGCTCGTGCTCATCACCCTTCAGGATCAGTGACGGATCGGCCAAAATCTGCCCAATTAGATCGAGCGGCTTCGAGGTCATTGAGCACCTCCAAGTTGGTTTCGTTGATAACCAAGGCCAGCCCACCGGCGTCCTCAATGCGCTCGAGGTTGCGCAGCTGAAGAGCGGTGGGCTTGTTCTTGCCAGCCTTGCACTCTATCGCGATAAACCGCCCGCGGTAGCAGGCCAGAATATCAGGAGTGCCGTTATTAGCATATTGGCCGCCAATGTAATTGACGGCATATGCGCCATGCGATTTGAGCTTGGCATGGACTTTAGCTTTAACCTTTGCTTCAGGCGTTGCGGCCATTCTCGAGCTCGATCAGTTTCTCGAGATAGTGATGGGCCTTCTTGAGGTCCTCCACACCACCCTTGGCCTTGTACCGCATCAGATACTTCACGGCATTGCCGTCGAAGAAACCCATGTTGTTGCGTTCGATGACTTCCCATGGCTGAATCTCAAGGGTTGTGTAATGGTTACCGCCAACTTGCTTGGCGGTAACGGATTCGACTTCAACCGGCGCGGTTTCCTCAACAGTTTCCTCAAACGTTTCCTGCGCCAACTGCTTGCGGACAGCGTACACCGTAACGCGAGAGATGTTGAGCTTATCGGCCAACTCGGCCACGCTCAGGTTAGGGTTTTTCGCCAAAGCCTTACGGATTTTATCTTTTGCTTTCATTTACTGCTCCTTTAAAGAATCAACACTGAACTTGGGCAGGGGTGCCCAATGAGTCCAGTAGGTACTTTTACGGTCATAAACGCCGTAGGTAGCGCAGCCCATCGGTTTGTTGATGAGCTGAACCTTACGGCCAATGGGGCAGGTAGCAATCGGCTGCCAGAAATAATTCGGGTCAACCGCTGCCGTGCCATCGGATGAGTCTTTAACAATCATACAATATCCTTGGTACGCCCTGCCCTGCGTTCGCGCTCAACCATCTTGATCGCGTTCTCCAAATGCTTAACCGTAATGACATCCAGCTGCGCATCGTGCAGCTCCATCATGTAGTTAAGTGCCTGAAGTTCTTCCGCCTTCAGCACAAGCTTGCCGATCTTTTTACCACGCTGGCCAAGTGCCATAAGGGCGGAGTGCCCGTTATCCATGGCGTCCTTGTACTCCTTGCCAAAGCCCATGATATACAGCGCCTCGACTACATTGGCAGCAGCCACCAGCCGATTAAAGTCATCCTTGGTAGCTTCGCCCTTGGTCAGCGCAACCATGGACGCGTGGTTCTTGATCTTGAGTGTCAGTACGTGCGGGTTATGCTGAGCTAACGGGGTTACACCTTCTATTACATATCCAATCGTGTTTCGGAGGATTGGCTTTGGTCTGTATCGGCTTCGCTTACGCATTCAACGTCGGTCCATGCAGCAAGGTGTACGGGATGCCCGTGTTCATCAGTGCACAATGAATACATGCCGTCGATGTGGTGAAACATCAGCGGCACATCCCCAACTCTAATTTTTGTATTTTTTGGTACGTCGTATAGCTTCATTGTACCTCCTCAAACGACACGGTAAGTGCCCACATGTGTTGGTACGTGCTTTGCGTGCGTAGCCATGCGAAGAACTGATCCTGTGCTTCAGCTATGTTGGCGCATCGGAAAAGCTTTTTGCCACTGAAAATGTTCTTCGGGCTTTCATATGTTGCGATGAAGTTCTTCATTTGTTGCTCCTTGCTCGGATCGTTACTCCGCACATTCCAGCCCCTGCCAAAACACCAGTTTTAAACTCTTCATCATCGGGGTGAAACATCCCACGATCCTGCGCTAAAGATTCGCATATCTGAGCGCACGCCTCGCGTTCTATTTCGAGAGCGCGATTAACCAGGCGCAACACTTCGTCATCGCAATCCATAAGACGTTTGAAAGCCACGCGATTCAGTTCTAACTCATGAAACAGATTGATGTATTGATCTTTAGTCATTTCTCTCCCCTTGCTCGAATAGCCGCAGCGCATGACTGAGCGCCTTGACCAACCATCGGCGGTTGTTTGGTTGCCTTACGCTCGACTTCCTCGCACACCTTCGCACACGCCTCGCGTTCGGCTGCTGCGACAAGGGCGGCGAAGCGTTCGAGTTCTTGCGGGGTTACTCCGGTTTCGTCGTAGTGCCCACGAATTGATACATCTGCCTCCTGCGCCATGGTTAGATATTCCATCGTGTCTTTATCGATCGTTTGTTTTTCAGTTTGCTCTTGTATCGGAGGAGCTTCTTCAACCACATCACGCCCATCAAAGGCCGGACACCCGCGCTCCATGCACGCTTCGTCCATGTCAGGCAGGAACTCATTGATGGCGGAATACAGCCTGTCTCTAAGCAGCGACGGCGAGCCATGGAATAGGACTGCGATGTCCATCAGTTTGTCAATCAGCGGTTTGGCTTGTGTGTATCTCATGAATTTTTCTCCTTCAGCTTGGCTTCGATGGCGCGGGCAACACGCTTTGCTGTATCTCCGGCGTAGATAAAAATCTCTTTCATATCCTCATCCGTCAGCCCAACCCATTCTCGCTTTGGTGGATAGAGATATAGCTTGGCCCCTGCCGGAATGTCATCCCACCCAACGTGCAAAATCAGTCCTCGTTCAGTTCTTGTAATTGCAGGCTCCATCTCCTGCTGCACATCCGTCAGGCGTTGCATGGCTTCTTCAGATAGCGCGGCGCGAAGGGCCTCCCATGCTTGGATTTGCAATTCTTTATCTTCCCAATTGTCGGGCTTCAACACGCTCAACGCCTCAAGCGCCTGTTGTGCTGCTTCGCGTAGGTTCATTGCAAGTTATCCTTTCTCGCGTCAGCTTCAAACATATCAGCGGCGGCATTTACCAGTTTGATTGTTAGCTCATCAATACGCGGGTCTGTCATGGGTATAGAGTGTCGCTCAGCTAGCAAGCGCTTTATAACTAAGCAGGTGGCATTCAATCCCTTACGGAGCGCATTGAATTGGTGCATTTCTTGGTCTGTCATTTTATCCTCAATTGTTTTTGTGCCATATCTGCATACAGTTTGGCCTCAATATGCAGCCCTGCCCGTCTGTATTTATTCGCCAACTTAATTAAATGCTGTGCTGCTTTTCTTCTTGCCATGATTTCTGCTTCAGTGGGGAGTTTTTTTGCAGTCGCTTTATATGCTGCGCTGACAAGCATGAAACCTATTACTGCTGCTGGAAGAACAAAACTTACTGGCCCCATAAATATCGTCGCCGCGCCAGCCACTAAACAAGAGCCAAGCAAAAGTCCGAGCTGATCTTCAAGAGATGTACGCAGTAATTTCTGCCACCATTTTGGTTTTGGCAACTCAATTTCTGGTAATCGGCACTGAGGCTCAATAGGCCGCACCGCAGCCGCTTTTATCTTGGCTTCGATGCGGCGTACTTCATGAGTGTTGAGCAACGGTTTTGTCTCCCACTCTTCTCGGTTATATACCCGAACTTCGGGTTTGCCGAAGCTAACTCTCGTCGGGCTGTGCTTAATAATCCCTACTGGATACGTTCTGCTCACACCGTTGCCCATGTCTTTTCCTTACATGTTTACCGCAGCCTTCAGGAGCGCACTCCCGACAAACAGTGCCCCTGCTGCCACGGCCAATCCAAGTGGCCCTAACGCTACCATTGAAATCATGCCGCCGATTAGCCCGGGAATAACCAAAAATGCACCCGCTAACATCAAGGCTGCTCTAAGGCGAGGGCGTGTTTTGCTTTCCTGCACCGGGGGTTCCTGTACTGTAGGCAATGTTCTAACTGGCTGAGCATTTACTTTTTGAGTCACTACTTTAGGCATCGGCGCCGGACGCAGTGGGTTGTCCGAATTCGCCCACCGTACTGGGTCTTTCGGTTTCAGTTGCGGTTGTGCCGGGGGGCGAAACGGGCTTACCACCGTTGTATCACTAACAAATGTACGTGCGTCCGACATGCTTGATACTGACTTCACTTTAACGTCTCCTTGAGGTTAATTAAACGCCGCATAAATGCTGCCTCCCCTATGCGGCTTGGGGGATGAATCCTCAACAGCTCCAATACTGCATCAATAGCGTCATTCCATGCCTTCTTTTGTTCCTCGGTCATCTCATCACCACCATATAAAGCAGGCCCGCGGCCAGCGCGCTGAGCGCTCCAAGGATGAATCCGATAATTAACCCACCTCGGTATCCATCCTCATACCCTTGTTCCATAACAGTCGTAAATTCTTCCTCAGTCATCATTTTTTGCCCTCAAATTAGTCCTGACATTCGCTGCTGAACCTGACTCTCTGCCTCAGACACCGCGGCTTTCCCTTCCTTGGCCTCGAGAATACGTTTGTAATGATTCCACTTAGACGCCTCCCACTGGAGGTGAGACATAAGAGGCTGCTGGCCAACAATGATGGCGTGCTGATAATCCACCAGTTCTTTAAGCCTGCCTACTTCAGCTTCAAGCTGATCGTTTTTTTGCCGCAATTCGTTGTATGTAGCGTGAGGCTGAGGTCGAACAACTTGTTGTAGATTAGGCACGGACGGAATGCGGTTCATGTGTAAGTTCCTGTAATGCGGCTTTGACCAAGTTGCGAGCTTGCACAGCGTCATCCTTGCCCGCCGCTGTTTGAAAATGCGTGCCGGAATGCACGGCTGCGCCCAGAATGCTGTCAGCCACCTTCAATGCTTCCTTCACCAGCTCCAGATTCATCTTGAGTCCTTTCAGGTTGATTAGGTCCGCTGCGAGCTTTAACCCGTGCGGTACATGCGGCACATCTCCAACGCTTAGCTGTGGCTGTGCGTAGCCACACTCCGCCCTCAGAGGGGCGGACTTTCATGCAGTTGCTGCAAAACTTCGTCATAAATTATGCGATCCGATCTCGAGCAAGTTGTAGTTCTTGTCCATCCAGAACCACAACACCCGAGTAGGCGGAGGGTCTGTCACAGACAGAAAGTGGTCACCAACAGCAGCGATATTAACAATGTTCGTGAGCCACTCAGGACGCTTGTCGATGGGTCCCTCTTGGTCGACTACCGCAAACCGTCCGATCACCCGATGGTCGTATATGGCGAGGTAGTAATACCCATCGGACTCAGAATACCTGCACTCAACTTGTTCCATTTTTCTCATCCTCCAGCTTGGTGACGAGCTCCATCGCCGCATACTCGTCGTCGGTTACGCAGTACGGTCGGAAGTGCTCGGACGGTTGGTACGAACGGATGAGCTTTATGTACGACGCGCCGTTGGGTCCCTTGCCTGTGCCTACGTACTTCTCCTCAATGCGGGTGGCATCGCCCAGCATTATGACCAGCTGGCCCAGCTGTTCGGGAGACAGGAAAACTGATGTACCTGCAATATCAATCTTGAATTTCATCGTCGTTCACCTCAAAGGTCACTTCGTTGGTTTCGCACATTTCTATAAAGTTTTCTTCGGATGTTTCCCACCCGTAAGCATCATCAAGGCGTTTGAGCAGGTCGTGGCACAAGTCATTGCAATACTCGAGTGCAAGGGATTCAGGATCGCACTGCTTCCATAGGTCGCCCACTAAGTCCTGCCAGTCGTCGTCATCCATGTCAGAGAACACGCCTTCGGGATTGCTACTGAAAGAGTAGCTGGATACAGCTACACCGAGGGTATCGGACCTGCTTTTTGGATGGCACCGCACATAATCCCTAGCCTGCACAACGGCCAAGTACAGCGGGTAATATTTTTCATGGGCGCCTGTTTCTTCCATGATCGTGCTTAGCTTGAGGGTGCCAGAGAACATGGCGTAGCGGCGGTACAGGTCAAACTGCGGGCCCTCCAGCTCACTCATGCCTTTAGCCTGCATATCCTCCTTGAAACCCTCCCACACATAATCCCACCAGTCATCCCACAGCTGGTTGATCCAATCTTCATGCTCCTTTTCAAACTTGCGCGGATAGCGTTCCTTTAATTCACTTGCTGTTAATTTCATTCCCATTTTTCGAACCTCAGTCTCCCAAATACACGGTGGTGCCATACGGCGCTCTAACGTTAGAACTCATCGCCCACAGCACGGGGTACGCCGGCGGGTTGCCGAACGGTGTCTCGCCATCCGTGAGCACCACCATGGCAGTGGGCTCAATGCGCTTGTCGCTCAGGTAGCCGAACGCCACTGGTAGATTAGTGCCGCCACCACCACGCGGTCTAAGCTGCGCTACAGCGAACTGGCCATGGTCGAATGTCTGGTGCATGGCTACCTCGGTGTCAACGTACAATATGTCAATGAGGGTAGGCTTAACTTGCTCCGCGATAGCGGCAAGTTCGCTAACGAACCGCGTGGCGATGTCCGTGCCGAAGCACGAGCCGCTGGTGTCCATCACCACAGCCAAGCGCGTCATAGTGATTCCCTGCATGGACGGCATATACACGTCGTCGGCTAGGTAGCGTCGGTTAGGCCTGCGCCATGAGGACTCATCCTTGCCTGCACAATGCTCCGTCACGAACTCCCGCAGGGCGGTGCGCCAGTCGACCATGGGGTGCAGCAGCTCACCGAACCCGAGCTCATTGTCTAGCCCAAGTGCGGCGGCCCTACGCTTGGCAAGTATCTCGCCTTGGCGCAGGGCTTGGTCTATCTGCTGGGCACGCGCTTGGTCGAGGGCCCGTTGGGCCTCGCTTGCTTCGTCGGGGTTGGCAGGGTCGGAGGAGGGCTCCCAGTCGTGGTCGTCCATGCCGCCTGAGCCCTCGGGCGGTGGGTCTTGCTTGAGGTGGTGGTAGATACGACCCACCGACCAGCCGCGGTATTGTGGGTCAGGCTGCACACCGACGTTAGGCATGGTGACAAACCCCTCGCCTGCGTCCATGTCTATCAGGGACAGGTTCACGAAGTGGTCAGCGGCGATGTTGGCGAGCTGTGGGTCTTTCTTCCACAGGCTGCGCCACACTACGTTGTGTCGGTATGCCTTGTGCTGTTGCTCATGCAGGATAAGCATGCGCAGCTGGCTGTCCGTGAAGTCTGCGAAAAACTCGGGGTTAAAGTACGTGTTCCACCCGTCCGTGCAGGCTGTCGGCACGTCGGTGGTCAGCTTGGTATCGCCGCACGCCATGATGCCGCTGTACCGGCAGAAGCGTGGGTGACGCATGATGGCGATCCTCGCCTTGTTAAAGCGATCTATTGGTTTCATCGTCGTTTCTTCCTGTTAAGGGTGGTTTCTAACGTTAGAAGCGTTGCTTAGTTGTACTGGTAATGCCATTCCTTGCCGTCGATTGTGATGGTGCTGTAGTCACCGGCCACATTCTTGGCGGTTGCTTCCCAGTCGATCTCCACGTACCACGGCAGGTTGTCGGGTATGTCTCCACACCCCTCCAGCATGTCCTGCACATACTCCACCCAATAATCTTCAGCGATAAGTAAATCGGCACTGCCCATCTCTTCGAGGACCTCGGATAGCTTGAGCCACTCCTGCCCCTCCTCGTTATGGGTTTCCCACACCTTGAGGGCTTCGTCCCACGCTTCGCTATCGGCCACTTCGTCTAGCCCTGTCTCCTCCATGAACTGATCGCGCTCAGCGTCGAGCTCCTCAAGACGCTCCTCTATCTCACTGCGATTAACTACGCTTGATGTCCACATGTCAGCTCACCCTTAAACATTCAATAGTTTTGGTTTCATGGTTGATTGACGTCATTACCGCACCCTTACCGTAGGTAGTTGTGAAGTACCCTGACATGGTGCCGCGCAGGTGTACCCCGTCGAACTTGCCGAACGGAATAGACAACACCGTACCCACCTCGAAGTCCTTCACCAGTGGCCGCCAGTAGGCACTCATCTCGCCGGGCGGGTATCTGTAGCTACGTTTGCGGATGCGGGGTGGCTTAACCTCAAGCTCTCCGAACTCCCGCCCGTCAGGCATCACGATCTTGTACTTGGCATCCGCTGCGTTGAGCATGGCTATAGCACGGGATATAGCTAACTCTTTAATGTCCACGATGTCTCCTTAGTGAGTGGTGGGGTAGTGCGTTGAGATAAACTTGTCGAGTGATGCGAGCAGCTGTGTCTTATTGGCTGAGGGTTTGTTGATCTCATCCCGGCACATCTTTATGACCTGAATGAGCAGCTCCTCCTTCTCCTCCTGCACCTGAATGAGTGCCTTGAGGTCTTGTATCAGTGCTTCAACCGTTTGCTTTTTCATCGTCGTCTCCGTCTAACGTTAGAAGTTCGTCGGGTACATCTACTTCGTTGCCCAGCTTTCTCGCTACATAGCAGCGCATAGCAGCTTCAAGCGGCGTCCTGCCATGCTTACCTCCGGCGATCCACAGTGGTTCGTAGTAGTCGCCGTGCTCATTACCTTTCGGGAAGTACAGCGGGTTGCCTTTCTGAATGTCTATACTCTCCCGCTCGATGATCGGCCCGGCTTGTGACCAGTCGGTCGAGTAGCTCGCTATACCGTTACGCACGGCAGCGGCCATGAGGTCTCGAGCCTGTATGGGCTTGCCACCTGTCGCCTCCATACATTGTGCAAACCCCACAGCCCAGTCGAGCGCAGCGTCACGCAGCTCACTTGTTTTAATCTGCATCGTCGTCTCCTTAGAAATACTTACCCAGCTCAGCCGCTTTCTTTCTGAACTGTGCGTTGGCACAGGCCATCGGCGCTTTGTTGCGGTCGCCTGCTAGCGTAGTGATTAACACAGTCGCCGCCTCGAACGCGTCCCACCTGTTGACGTAGGTCATCATGGCGTCCATGGTTGAGGGGCTGGAGTCCGCAGCCAGCTGGAACGCAAGGATGAAATAGCCTGCGGCGTCCTTGGGTAGGGGGGCAGTGGTGGGATGCTCGACGATGGTCTGGAGTGACGGCAGCTTGTCAGAGATACGCAGCAGGGCGTCCATATCCCGGGCAGCGGACTCGCCTACCGTGCCGATGAGCGCAGGTAGTGTCGCCTCACCTAGCGTCTGGCGATGCCGGACGATGTGGGAGGCGTGGGCTAGGCTGCGAGGGCTGACGAACGCACGGGTGTTACCGGTGAGTGGGTTGAATATGTACGGATTCTTGGTCTCGGGGTTGTCGGCATAGCACTCGAACACTTGTGAGTACTGCTCAGCGAATGTGCAGACCTCTGCTGCGACGTTGTTAGCCATGGCCCACGCTAGCCACTCCGAGGACGTGGGGTTAGCAAGGTTGACGACCGTCATGCGGTTATACGCATGGGCCGGTATGTTGTCCCCCACCCCGTCGCTGTCGAGGTTAGTCGTGGCAAATATGATCGAGCCAGTGGGCAGTTGCTTGTCGCCAAGGCGCCGTTCGAGGATGACGGGCAGCAGCATGTTGAGCACAGGCCGTGGCGCCTTTCCCAGCTCGTCTAACATTAGAAGCACCGGGCGGGGCTGGTGTATACCGAACCGCACGTTCGGTGCGTAGGACGTGGTCTCGGTCTCGCGGTTTACGAGCGGCATACCCAGATCGCCAAGGTCTAGGTTAGCGCAGTCCACGTAGCACGGGTAGTAGTCGGGCAGGTGGTGGGTGAGTGTGTGCAGCAGGCTGCTCTTGCCTACGCCGGGCTGGCCTCGGAGCAGGACGGTATTAGTGTGGCCGCAGGTGCGGATGAGCGCCTCAGCTTGGGCAAGGTTGATAGTAGTACGCATGGTAAGTCTCCGGGTTAGGTTAGGTTAGGTTGATGGGGTGATCTTGTCGCCCATGCGCAGGGCTACATACGCACGCATGGCGGCTATCAGTGGTGTCGGGCCTTGATACCACTCGCCCTCCTCCACATACGCCGTGACAAACGACTGGTTGCTCCAGTATCTGAGCGTGATGCGCGCCTCCTCGATAAGTGGGCCGGCTTGTGACCAGTGTGACGATGGCCGGAACCCCGTGGGCGGACGGCAGGCAGCCTGCGCCGCCAACGTGTCGAGCAGAGGCGGCAATATATCTTCAACTTTTAATTTCTTGGTTGGCATGGTCGTTCCTCCACCCTATACAGGGTGCTAACGTTAGAAAGGTTAGGCGGTGGGTTACAGCAGGGTGTATGGCGTGTCGTGTACCTCGTACAGGTCCTCCTTGGCGTATTGCTTGAGTAGTCGTGCAACGTCCTTGTGGTCCGGGTGTTTAGGGGCCCCCGGCCACTGGGCGTAGTACGCCTGCGCCTCGACCAAGTCCGCCCACTGAGCGGGGTCTGCTATAAGCTTGCGCAGGGCGGAGCCGCGTTGTTCGTAGGCATACCAGTTAAGGTGTGCCTGCCTAGTGTCCGGCAGCGCAGCGTGGAGCAGCGGCAGGGTTTGAAAAAACTCCTTGGTAGTGGGGTCCTTGGTGAAGGCTGTGGATTTAAAAGCGTTGATGGCACGGTACTTAAATGGCTTGGGATGGCAGGGCTTGAGTTCTGGGGACAACACCATCCCGTCGTAGAATGCATAAGTACCATGTTCAGTGGATAACACCCATTGGGATACACCCCTATGCCTTAGGGAATAGATGTATAGACGGCTGCGCAGGGTGTATAGCACCCGATTGATACCGTCCTTGGTTGTCTGCGAGTTCCATCCGTTAGTGCGTAGGGTGATGCTGCCGTCCCTGTGGGCAGATACGACGTCCGTGTTGTAGATAATGACGTCCATCGTGTCGGTGATGGGATTGTGATGCACACGCTTGTGCCTTGCCCAGCGCTGGTTGAGAGGCGCAGCGCCCTTGAATATGCCTCTGCGGTAAGCATGTCTGTGCAGGTGCTGGGTCAGTAGGGTGTGTAGTGTGGTCATGGTTGGCTCCGTGAGTAAACTCTAACGTTAGAAATCTGGGGTGTGGCTTAGGCTCGCTTAGGGTTGAGTTGTTTGAGCAGGGTTAGATCGGTGATTAGCATGTAGCTGGACTTATTGATTGGCGCGGTTATGTGCTTGCGTTGTTGGGCAATCTGCTCGCCGCAGCTGAGGCATACGGTGTACCCGAGCGCCGCACGGGCATGCTGTAGCTTGTTGATACCGCACTCAGTGCATATGGGGTTACGTGTAGATAGTGTGTGCATCGTCGTCTCCGTCTAACGTTAGAAAAAGTAAGCAGGCAACTAGCTGGGCTCGGCTGGGGCCGAGTTACCAGCGTATATACATTATAGCATATACTTAACAGTTTGTCAAGTGATGGGGGTCCATCCGGCAGGGAGTGTTACGGAGTCTGTGGGGTCTACGGAGTCTGTGGGGTCTACGGGAGCGGCAGGTGGGTGCAGCAGCTGGTGTACCCGCTGCCTCGTGATGCCGAACAGGGCGCCGGCCTTGGCGTAAGACAGCCCGCCCTCAGTGGTGAGGCGGCGCAAGCGTTCGACCCGTTCTGTTGGGTTTAGTTCAGCAGGTGGGAGATATGTGCCGTACTTGATTTCAGCAACAACCTGCTTGAGGGGCAACAGCTTGGAGCCGATACGCACGTAGCGCACACTATTTATATACTGTACTTTAAGGGGCACGCCGTTTAGGCAGGGAATAAGTTCTAACGTTAGAGGCATGAGTGTCAAGTCCTAGGAAAAAAGGGTTCGTCGGCTATAGGTATAAGTAGGGGTTTACCCTGATAATTATATCTTAACATTTCGCCAGAAAAATGTCAAACGTGCCTAAAAAATAGGCAAAATATAGGCGACTATAGAATCCTTTAAAATCAACGTTGTAACGCATGGGTGGCGAAATACGTAACGGTTGGGGCTATTGGAATCAAGGCTGTAACAAGGGGCAAAAAACGCGTTACGGGAAAACCCTTTAAAATCAACGAAAGTGGCGAGTTATGCGTTATTTTAAGAGCGTAAGGGGGAAAACGCCTTTTTTCTTGCACAAAGGTACGAGAAAAAAAAGCGTCAAGGGCAGCCGAGAGCCTTCCAAGAAAATTCCAGCGCTCATAATAAACAGGCGTAACAACATAACTTACTAGTTATATTTTTATTTATTTAAAGAACATTTATAACGACTCCCCCTGCCGGATCAGCCACTTAGCAGGGGGATAGTGCATATAATAACCGGTTATTTTGGATTCGTATCCTTAGCTAATAAGTTTTGTAACCGCGTTACGCGATTTCGTCACGCTGCACCAGCTCTGCGCGGTCCTCAAACTTCTCGATTTTGAAGTGCCCTGCCAGTATGGGGGCTAGCTCGCGCAAGCGTGCCTTGCTAAACGTGCTAGCGAGGGCATGCAGCTCTTCTAACGTTAGAACAATGCGCCGCTCCCCCAGCGGCTTGCGCGTGACTATCAGCGACCCATCCGGCTGTGCCCTGCACGAGAAACGTTTGCCCGTCTGCCCGCCATACACGTGCACGTATGCGCGCGCCTTGGGTACAAGGTTTGCGGGGATGGTGCAGGACTGGCCAATGTCCAGATTCTTAAACGGCCATGATCTGTTGCGCATGTGCGCCTCCATGTAAGTATTGAACTTATATTATATCACACTTCTAACATTAGAATCCGGCCCCTACGTGCGCGCCCGTAAGGCCCTCGCCCACCCACGCGCGCCCGCGCGCCCTCACTCGCCCGCCTTAGACCACTATGACGCCCGCCCGGAAGGCGGGCGAAAAAAAGCCCCGCTTTCGCGGGGCCTAGGTCAATCGAAGAATATCCAGCCCACCACAATCGTCACTGCAAGGGCCAGCATGATAAGGTATCCGAGTTCCTGCCCTGTGGTCATGGCGCGCGCCCAATGAGTTCCTCACAATCCATGATGTTGGATACCCCGAGGAATTCACGTTCCATAATCTGCGCCATGTGGGCATCCATCCTACGCAACACCGCGCACACTGCGGCATCGATGCGCGCATTTAGCGCGGGGTCAAGTCTGCCGCTCGAACGGGCTTGCAACAATAGGTCAATCATATCTAGCATGGTATATCCCCCTAGGTTGGGTGCGCCCCTTGCGGGGCGCGGTTGTGTTAGTTGGCTTTTGGCAGTGCCCACAGGTTGTAATCCTCAAGGATTTCCTGCACAGCATCTGCACATTCCATTTCACCCACGGCGCGAAGCATGCCTACAGTGACACTCGCATGGTGGGACACCTCCCACCTTGTCGCCACTTTGGGTGCGCCGGGTTTCTTGGCCTCGCGCTTGCCCTGTGCCAGACCTTCGCCCACTTCGAGCGATTCTTCATCGGCAGGCGTTTCCACTTTGGGCTTTTTCTTGCGCGCATATTGCGGATCATTGGCAAGGTTGTGCCGATATTCCACCCCAAGCTCAATCGCCCGCATGATGCTGGTGCCGTACTGTTGCACTGTCTTTTTGGTCAGGGCGCCCGGAATATCTGCACCGTTCGAACTAATCGCGGGCATGAGTACCTTTTCCACAATATCATCTCGTGCAATCTTGCGCGGCACGTTATTATCCAAGGCATACTTAATCAGCACCCTGATTTCGTCCCGCCGGACTGTGCTGGCTTTTTCGGTAATTTTTATTGCATTCGCGATTAATGAGCGTTCTGCATGGGCAATCTTATCCGCCGCCTTTTGCAGCATCTCGGAAGGGATCACGTTGATAATAATATCGGTCTTTTTCATGATGTTTTTCCTTTGTAGTATCTAGGGGAATCCGCCCCGTGTCGGATGCGCTGTTATCAGCACATGAGTGGAGTATATATAAGCCTTGACGGATTGTCAAGATATATTTCGTTCTAACGTTAGAGGCGCGGAATGGGCGCCAGCGCGACCCCACTACCCCCGGTGCCCCCCAAGATTTTTTGGGCTACGCTCGCCCGCGCTGCGCTGAGTTTTATATCCACCACATCCTCCTCCAGACCTACGTTGACTTAGTAAATTTCCAACATTGGCCAATAGCCATAAATTGACTTAGTAAATTTCCAACATTGGCCGATAGCCATAAATTGACTTAGTACACCCTATATGGACTCATAAAAACTTATACACGCCCATAGCTAGAACCGTACGCTTGACGCTTGGGCACCCGTACGTTACAGTCAAAGCATCGCCCTATTATGGGTTGCCCATGTATACGCCCGTAGTGGACACTCATATTGAGTTTGCCGAATACCAGCCCACGTTTGAAACATTGCAAGCGCGGGTAGAAGCTGCTTTTTCTGCACTAGCCGACCTTGAAGCGGATGTGCACGTCAGCGAAACGGACATTGTTAAGGCACGGTCTGTATTCATGGGGACCGAAAATGCCACTGATGTGGACCTATCCAGCCCCGGGATGGTTGTGCATCTCAAGGCAATGCTGTCGGAATACGACAAGCAGGTAATTGAATCTGCCAGTCAGCTGCGGACTTATATTACTAATAAGCTCATATTTGAAACTGCCAGCTCCGACCCACGCATTCGGATCAAAGCACTCGAGCTGCTAGGCAAAATCAGCGATGTCGGCCTGTTCACGGAAAAAGCTGAGATCACGCTACGCCACCGCCCAACAGAAGAGCTGGAGCAAATGCTCCGCGAGCGGCTATCAAAAGTTGTAGAGGGCGAAGTCATACCCATGCCTGTCCACCATGAACCCATAGAAGCCGTGTTTAATGAACCTTGCGACGCTGAACACAGCTGAAAAGGCAGAACTCCTTGCTTTGCTGGACGAGCTTGAGACGCGCAAGCGGGTGTCCCTGTGCCGGAATGATTTTCTGGCATTCATTGGGGCAATTGACCGTACCTATAAGTTCGGTACACACCTCAAACGCCTTGGCGGGCTGCTGATGGACGTCGAGAAAGGGTACAAAGACCGGGTTGCCGTGTCCATGGCACCTCGTATGGGCAAGTCACAGATGATTTCCATCTACTACCCGGCGTGGTACTTGGGCTTGCACCCCGAACACAAGATCATTATCACATCGCACACTGCCAATCTGGCCATGGATATGGCCCGAAAAGTGCGAAATTTGATGCAATCTGCCGAATATCGGGCCATTTTCCCCGACGTTTCCATTGCAGCCGACGCTAAAGCTGCCGGGAAGTGGAATACGACGGCCGGCGGCGAGGTGTATGCGGTCGGTTCAGGCGGCGCCATCGCCGGGCGGGGTGCCCACCTGCTGATTGTGGACGATCCTATCTCGGAACAGGACCTGAATCCAGAGGCTTTGGACTCCTTATATGAGTGGTTCAGTGCGGGCTTGCGCACACGTCTCATGCCGGACGGGAAAATCTGCATTCTGCACACCCGTTGGCACCAGCGGGACCTCATCGGGCGCCTTATCAAGGCTGCTGCGACTAATCCAGAGGCCGATCAATACGAAATCTTCGAATTTCCTGCCATTCTGAACGCAGATAACCCCCCGGACCACCCGGACCACCCGCCAAAATCGTTGTGGCCGGAGCAATGGAGCCTTGAGTCGCTCCTGCGGACTAAAGCGTCGATGGTCAACGTGCTGTGGCAGTGGAATGCTCAGTACATGCAGAACCCGACTGCCTCAGAGTCGGCCATTATCAAGCGGGATTGGGTCAGATGGTGGACGAAAGACGATCCGCCATCGGTTTCCTTTATTGTGCAGTCATACGACACGGCGCTCACCACCAAAGACCGGTCGGACTATTCCGTGTGCCACACGTGGGGAGTGTTCTTTAATGAGGAGGACAACTCCACCAATGCCATTTTGCTCAATCGGACTAAAGGAAAATGGGAGTTTCCTGAGCTCAAGCAAATGGCTCTGCAGCAATACGCAGATTGGGAGCCGGACTCCGTGATTGTCGAAGCAAAAGCCAGCGGCCAGCCGCTGATCGACGAGATGCGACGCAGCGGCATCTTTGTGCAGGACTACAGCCCGGGCAAAGGGCAAGACAAGATCGCCCGGCTTAACGCCGTGTCCGACATGTTTGCATCGGGCCACGTGTGGTTTCCAGAGACGCCATGGGCGCAAGCTACCGTGGAAGAAATAGTGTCTTTCCCTGCCGGAGAACACGACGACGAGGTGGACGCCACGACCCTTGCCCTGATGCGGATACGTAAGGGCGGACTACTCCCATTACGTACGGATAACGAGGACAATGATCCGGTCTATTTCCGTCGACGCGGGGGGTATTACTGATGACAACTCAGAAGTTTATGGGGCGCAATCAGCTGATAGACCGGCTGGCTGCACAGGTAGGAGACCGAGCTAAGGCGCTTGCCATACTGGAGAAGCGCGGCCACGTGTACCCCGGCACCACCACCCTCACCCCAGAGGGGCATGCTCGAGACCAGATGACAGCTGAGGAACGGGCAATAGACCGTGCTAAGAAAGCCACTGGCAAGCCCGCACGTGCCTTCACCTACGACCCCAAAACCAATACAGCAAGGATTAAAAATGGCCACAAACGTAGATAAGGGTCTTATGCCCTCCTCCCTTGAGGTAGAGGGACTGCCCGCGCTCGAGATCGAGCTTGAACAAGATTCCTCCCCTGCCGACATCACCGAGCTCGAGGACGGGTCAGTTGAAATCAACCTGACTCCCACATCCACTGACGCCGACTCCACCGCTGGCGTCCCGTTCGATGCCAACCTTGCCGAATACCTCGACGAAGGCACACTCGCCGCTCTCGCTTCGGACTTGATCGACGAAGTTGAAACGGACATTAACAGTCGCAAGGAATGGGTCGAAACCTATGTTAAAGGGTTGGAGGTCTTAGGCTTTAAGTATGAGGAGCGGATGGAGCCGTGGGAGGAATCCTGCGGCGTGTACTCCGCCGTGCTGTCGGAAGCTGCCATCAGGTTCCAAGCTGAAACCATGCAGGAGACATTTCCTGCCGCGGGTCCGGTCAAGACGCTCATTATTGGAGAGACCACGCCGGACAAGGAGAAAGCTGCCGAGCGCGTGCGCGACGACATGAATTACCAGCTCACGGAAGTTATGGTGGAGTATCGTACGGAGCATGAGCGTGCGTTGTTTAATCTTGCGCTGGCTGGCAGTGTGTTCAAGAAGGTTTACTTTGACCCCACCCTTGCCCGGCAGGTGAGCATCACCGTCCCGGCTGAGGACATTATCGTGCCGTACGGTGCGACGGCTCTGGAGACTGCGGAGCGCGTGACTCACGTGCTGCGTAAGACCAAGATGGAGATGCAGAAGCTGCAGGCCGCCAACTTCTACCGGGACGTGGACCTTGGGGAGCCTAAGTCATTCCAAAGCGACCTTGAGAAGAAGAAGTCTGAGGATGCTGGCTACACGCTGTCGGATGACAATCGGTACGCTCTGTTCGAGGTGCACGCAGACCTTATCATCCCCGGCATCGACAGTGCAGACGACGACCTGCCCTCACCGTACGTGGTGACTATCGATAAAAGCACGCAGACTGTCCTGTCTATCCGCCGTAACTGGGAGCCTCACCTGCCCTCCCCGGCCACGCCCACAGGCACAGCCACACGCTACCCCACCCCCAGCCCCCTCAAGCGTCAGCACTTCGTGCACTACCCGTACGTGATTGGGTTTGGGTTCTATGGTCTGGGGCTTATCCACATCATCGGCGGGTATGCCCGGGCAGGTACCAGCCTCATCCGTCAGTTGGTTGACGCGGGTACGCTGTCTAACCTGCCGGGCGGGCTCAAGGCACGCGGGCTGCGTATTAAGGGCGACGACACGCCCATCGCGCCCGGGGAGTTCCGGGACGTGGACATCCCGAGCGGAGCCATCCGCGACAACATCATGCCCCTGCCGTACAAGGAGCCAAGCCAGACTCTGCTGGCGCTGCTCAATCAGATCACGGAAGAAGGCCGCCGTCTGGGGGCGATCAGCGACCTCAAGGTGAGTGACATGTCGGCCAACGCGCCGGTAGGCACCACGCTGGCGATCCTCGAGCGCACCCTCAAGCCCATGGCTGCAGTGCAGGCCCGGGTGCACTACGCGATGAAGCAGGAGTTCAAGCTGCTCAAGGCGATCATCGCTGAGTATGCCCCGACGTCTTACGACTATACCCCGAGTAAAGCCGCTCCAGCCGCACGGCGCGAGGACTACGCGCTCGTGGAGGTCATCCCGGTCAGCGACCCCAACAGCAGCACCATGGCCCAGCGGGTTGTACAGTACCAAGCGGCGCTGCAGATGGCCCAGCAGTCTCCCCAGATATACGACCTGCAGTACCTGCACAGGCAGATGCTTGAGGTGCTGGGCATCAAGAACGCTGAGCTTATCGTGCCGATGCCCGAGGACCAGAAGCCGATGGACCCCATCAGCGAGAACATGGCGGTCATGGTTGGCAAGCCGGTCAAGGCGTTTATCTACCAAGATCACGATGCGCACATCGCTGCTCACATGACATTCATGCAGGACCCCATGATCGCCGCGACTATTGGCCAGAACCCCATGGCGCAGCAGATGCAGGCCGCCCTCATGGCACACGTGGCCGAGCACTTGGGCTACAGCTATCGCAAGCAGATTGAGGAACGCCTCGGCGTGCCGCTGCCCCCGCCCAACGAGCCCATGCCGCCTGAGATGGAGGTGCAGCTCTCCCGCCTCGTGGCCGACGCAGCTCAACAGCTCGTGCAGCTCCACCAGCAGCAGGCTGCACAACAGCAAGCCCAGCAGCAGGCTCAAGACCCCCTGTTGCAGATGCAGCAGCAGGAGCTGCAGGTCAAGCAGCAGGAGCTCCAGCGCAAGGCTCAGAAGGACGCCATCGACGCGCAGCACGCGGACAAGCGCCTCGCGCTGGAGACGCAGCGACTCGCCCTCGAGCAGCAGAAGGAAGGTATGCGGCTGCAGGCGCAGGACAAGCAGAACACAGACAGGCTCAAGACTGACCTGTTAAAAACGGTGGTACAGCAGCAAAAAATGAAGGGGAAATAAGTGGCAAAAACGGTGTTTGAGGTCCTCAGGGGCAACCTTGGGGAAGAGGTTAACCGGGTGCGTAATCACCTCGCTGAAGGCAAGGCGGGGGATTACGCCACGTATAAGGAGCTGTGTGGGGTCCTCCGGGGTCTGACCTACGCAGTCGCAGTTGTAACAGACCTCGAGCAAAACTACTTGGACGACGAGAATGACTGAGGAAATCACATTGACCGACGCAGAGTTTGACGAGCAGTTGCCCAAACCGGTCGGATATATGTTGCTGATCGCACTACCGCAGGTGGAGGAAGAGTATGAGTCTGGCCTACTCAAAGACTCTAAGACCATCCACCATGAGCGCATCCTGTCCACAATCGGGTTGGTGGTGGACGTGGGCAACCAAGCGTACATGGACGAGGATAGGTTCCCCTACGGTCCGTGGTGCTGTAAAGGCGACTACGTGATGTTCCGCGCCAACACAGGCACACGGTTCACATTCCGGGGGGTGGAGTATCGCCTCATGTCAGATGACAGCGTGGAGGCCGTAGTGGCGGACCCGCGCGGCATCAGCCGTCCGTAAGGAGTGAATATGGACCGAGTAGAGTTTGAGTTTCCCGATCCTGACAAGGACGAGAAGAAAGCAGCTGCGGAAGATGACAGTTTTGAGGTTGAGATCGTCGACGATACGCCACCCAAGGACCAAGGGCGCAAGCCAGCGGACCCGCCCACCGAGGTGACTGACGATGAGCTGGAAGGGTATTCCGAAAAGGTTAAGAAGCGTATCCAGCACTTTACTCGCGGCTATCACGATGAACGTCGAGCCAAGGAAGCAGCCCTACGGGAGCGCGAGGAAGCACTTCGCCTTGCACAAAGCATCATTGAGGAAAACAAGAAGCTTAAACAGACCGTCAACCAGAACCAAGAAGCGCTACTTGAGCAGGCTAAACGTGCCGCGACTGTTGAGCTTGAACAGGCCAAGGCGATGTTCCGCGCTGCATACGAGGAGGGTGATCCTGATAAGGTCACGGCTGCACAGGAGTCGCTCACTTCAGCTAAACTTAAAGCAGATCGTGTAGCAAACTTTCAACTCCCCTCTTTACAAGAGGAAACTCCTGATGTAGAAAGTAAGCAAACCGTTCCAGTAAAGCAATCGGTTTCAGCTGCAGACCCACGAGTCACTGCGTGGCATGAGAACAATCCGTGGTTCGGGTCTGACGACGAGATGACGAGCTTTGCTCTGGGGCTGCATCAGAAGCTTATCAAGCAGGGTGTCGACCCTCAATCCGACGAATACTACGACAGCATCAACCGTCGTATGCGCCAAGTGTTCCCCGATCAGTTCGAGGAAGTCGAACCGGAAGAAAAACCCCGGTCCAAACCTGTGGTAGCTCCAGCGACTCGTACCACTGCGCCCAAAAAAATCGTGCTTACCAAGTCGCAACAGGCCATTGCCAAACGGCTGGGTCTAACTCTGGAGCAATACGCCAGACAGGTTGCTGAAGATATGAGGAAACAAAATGGCTGAGAACAGAACTCCACGTGAAGCTACCGTCCGTAAACGTCGCTGGGCACCCGCTGCCTTGCTGCCTGATCCCAATCCTGAACAGGGATATACGTTTCGGTGGGTACGCATGTCCACGATGAATCAGGCTGATCCCATGAATGTTTCCGCAAAACTTCGCGAAGGCTGGGAACCGGTAAAAGCTTCACAGCATCCCGAGATTCAACTGGCGGCTGTGGAGAACGACAAGCATCGTGACAACATCGTGATTGGTGGCTTGATGCTTTGCAAGATTCCAACCGAAATGGCTGAAGAGCGTGACGCCTTTTATCGCGGTCAGGCGGACAATCAGATGCGTTCGGTCGACAACAACCTCATGCGCGAAAATGATCCGCGGATGCCGCTCTTTCACGAGCGTAAATCCAAGGTAAGTTTCGGTTCTGGTACCTAATTCAGGAGTCTTAAATGGCTTATCCTACAGTTGATGCGCCTTACGGCCTGAAACCGGTCAATCTGATCGGCGGCTTGCCGTTTGCTGGCGCTACACGGCAAATTCCTATCGCTTCTAACTACGCTACCGCCATTTATACCGGCGACGTGGTGCAGTACAAGAACGACGGCACGCTTATTATTACCACACTGCAAAACCAAACTAGCCCTGTGGCTGGTGTGGTTGGCGTGTTCCTCGGCTGCTCGTACACAAACCCGAGCACCAAGCAGAAGCTGTTTTCCCAGTACTATCCCGGTAGTATTGTAGCTTCTGACATTGTCGCTTATGTTTGTGATGATCCCAACGCTCTGTTCCGCGTTGTTAACGTCACCAGCGCGGTGGCTGACGATGCTGCTGGCGGCTTGCTTCCCGCTTACATCAGCCGTGCAAATGCTATTTCCTGTAATGCGGAATTGGTGTTGAACACTGGTCTGTCAACTTCTGGCAATAGCCGTATGGGCGTGTTTATTAACAACGTCGCTACCATTCTGCCGATCCGTGTGGTGGATGTGGTGCCGGATACTCAAAACAGCTCCGGCAACTTTGTTGAATTTATTGTTAAGTTCAACGCTACCTACCACACATACAACGCTACTGCTGGCGTTTAAGGAGCTAAGTCATGGCTATTTCTCGTGCCCAGCTACTCAAAGAACTGCTCCCCGGCCTGAACGCGTTGTTCGGTCTGGAGTACAAGCGTTACGGCGAAGAACACAAGGAAATTTTCGAAGCCGAAACTTCCGAACGTTCTTTCGAAGAAGAAACCAAGCTGTCCGGCTTCTCCGCCGCTCCGGTCAAAAACGAAGGCTCCGCTATTGCTTATGATAATGGGCAAGAAGCTTGGACCGCTCGCTATAACCACGAAACCATTGCGATGGGTTTCTCAATCACTGAAGAAGCGATTGAGGACAACCTGTATGACAGCCTTTCGGCTCGTTATACCAAGGCCCTAGCCCGTGCGATGGCCTACACCAAGCAAGTTAAGGCCGCTACCATTCTGAACCAAGCCTTCTCTGGCGGCCCCACCTACGGTGACGGCAAGGTTCTGTGTGCCACAGATCACCCCCTGATCTCTGGCGGCACAAATAGCAACCGTCCCACAACGGGTGCTGACCTGAATGAAACCTCGCTCGAGGCCGCTGTCATTCAGATCGCTGGCTGGACTGACGAACGCGGCCTGCTGATCGCTGCCAAGCCCCGCAAGCTGGTCGTGCCTCCGTCCCTTCAGTTCGTTGCTACACGCCTGCTCGAAACTGAGCTGCGTGTTGGCACCGCCGACAATGACATCAACGCGCTGAAGAACAACGGCTCGATCCCCGAGGGTTACACGGTCAACCACTGGCTGACTGACACTAACGCTTGGTTCCTGCTGACGGATGTTCCGAATGGTCTGAAGCACTTTGTCCGTACTCCGATGCAAACCGGAATGGATGGTGATTTTGACACTGGCAACACACGTTATAAGGCCCGTGAGCGTTACTCGTTCGGCGTGTCTGACCCGCTTGGCATCTTCGGTTCGCCCGGTTCGACCTGATGTAAATCAAATACTTAAGTGTATTTGGAAGGGGGCCGCAAGGCCCCTTTTTTCTTTGTATCGGGGGTTCTCGCGGTACTCGAGCTTTGTATCGGACGTTACCTGTATCGTAACGCAGCAGGTTTAGCTTGACCACACCGTACGGGGCTGTTAAAAAGACACTATCCGGGAACTTTCCGGTGTACGCGGCAGTCCCGGCTGACTTCATGCAGGCGCGTATACCTAACCGCATGAGGGACAATTTATGGCTCGCTCTACTTTCCAAGGCCCAATCCGCTCTTTGGGCGGTATCTTCCAACAAGGCCCCGGCGCTGTTCTCACCCTGACAGCTAGCACAACGCTAAATCCCAATGACCACGGCGGTCGCATTCTGGCGGTTGGCGGCACATTGGCATCCAACGTCGTTTTGACGCTTCCAACGATTAATGCCTCTAGTGACCCGGTAACAAGCGGCCCCGGTGCTGACCCCAACACCGTAAATAACGAAGGCGTTGTTTATACCATTTGGGTTCCGACGACAATCGCGACAAGTTCGCTGAAGATCGGCACAGATGGTACAGATAAATTTATCGGTTCGGTTTTATCCATTGATACCGATTCAGCTAACGTTACGGTCGGCTTTGTTCCAGCCGCATCCAATGACTTTATTAACCTGAATGGCGGTACAACGGGCGGTGTTGTTGGCACTTGGGTTCAGATCGTTGCTATCGCTGCGCTGAAATATGCCGTGACAGGCGTTGTGCTCGGTACCGGCGTTGTCGCTACTCCGTTCGCTGACAGCTAATTAGGAGCGCATCATGTCGATGCAGACTGATGTTAAAGCCATCTCTCTGGCAGCATCTGGCGCAGTCACGGATGCGCGTGCCAGAGTTCGCGGTTTAGTCATTGAACCGGGTGCGAGTATTGGCAGTGTGGTGTTAAAAGATGGTGGATCAAGCGGTACCACAATTTTGACAATCAATACCACGGCAGCCGGAACACCGTTTAACGTCGTGATTCCAGCGGAAGGGGTACTGTTTCTAACAAGTGCCTACGCTACATTGTCGAATGCCAAAGTTACGGTGTTTTATGCCTAAAAAGAACGTCTCTTTGGCGGTAGGCCGAGGTGAGAAACTTCCGGTTTCTCAGGGAGCCGGCTTAACTGCCAAAGGGCGTGCTCGCTATAACGCAGCGACTGGTTCAAACCTAAAGGCACCGGCACCAAACCCAAAAACCAAGGCAGATGCGGGACGTAAGAAATCGTTTTGCGCCCGTATGAGTGGCATGCCGGGACCAATGAAGGATGAGAAAGGTCGCCCGACGCGCAAGGCGGCTAGTCTCAAACGGTGGGGATGTAAATGAGTGACCAAGCACACGAGGTGGCTAAGCAAGTTGGCGATGCGGCTTCGATACTTACGGTAATCGGTACGATTGTAAATTACCTTCCGGCGATTGCCGCGTTGTTTTCAATCGTCTGGACGTTAATCCGAATTTACGAAACGCCGACCGTTCAAGGATGGATTCACGGCAGGGGTAAAAAGAATGCCGAGTCGTAGTCAAAAGCAGCACAATTTGATGGCAATGGTTGCCAACGATCCGAAAGCGGCTAAACGAGTAGGCATTCCGCAGTCGGTTGGGCAAGAGTTTATGAAGGCCGATAAGGGCCGCAAATTCAGCGAGGGTGGAAAGATGGCAGCTAAAAAACTGTTTGGCGGTAAAGAAACTTACAGCGAAGAGCTGAAAGAAGCCAAAGCGATCAAATCTGGCAAGATCACGCCGCAGCAATACGCCAAGGGCGAAAAGTCTGAAGAAGCCAAGGGTATGAAGAAGGGCGGCAAGTGCTACGCCAAAGGCGGCTTCACGAAGGCGGCTGATGGCATTGCTCAAAAAGGCAAGACCAAAGCCAAGCAGATCGTGATGAAAAAAGGCGGCATGTGCAAGTAAGGAGATATCATGGCAGATAAAGAATCTCCCGGGGCTCGTCGATTGCGTAAACAGCAAGAGCTTGAAAAATTAAACCCCACTGCGGGGGGGTTAGCTGCGGAAGTAGACCGACGTAAAGGCATTGCTAACCGTTTAAAAAATGCTCTTACCGGCAGTAGCGACGATGATTACGGCACAGAATTAAGTGCTGGTGCCCAGTATGCACGTGATCAAGAAGCCAATAGGGCTTTTAAAGAAGATGTGCCAGCTCCTAGTATCGGAGAAGTAGCTTTTGATCGCTACCCATCGGTAATGAAAGCTGGACGTGAAGCCGCTGCCCAAGAACGTAGAGAAGCCCGAGGACTAAAAAAAGGCGGCTCCGTGGGTTCCGCGTCCCGTCGGGCTGACGGCATTGCCACTAAAGGCAAAACGAAAGGCAAGATTATCTGATGAGACCGAGCCGTGGTATGGGGATTATCAACCCCAGCAAGATGCCCAAAGCCAAGAAGATTGTCCGTAAGGATCATCCTCAGGACGTGGACATGTATGCCGCGGGCGGTAACGTCGGGTTGTATGCCAACATCAATGCCAAGCGCAAACGTATTGCCGCGGGCTCGGGCGAGAAGATGCGCAAACCCGGTGCCAAAGGTGCTCCGACTGCTGCGGCATTCCGACAGTCGGCTAAAACTGTGAAGAGGTAATCATGGCTGAGAAGTGGATTCAGAAAGCGATCAAGAAGCCGGGCGCATTGCGTAGTTCACTCGGCGTCAAAGAAGGCAAGCCCATTCCCGCTGGCAAGCTAGCAGCAGCTGCCAAGAAACCCGGCACAACGGGCAAGCGTGCACGTCTGGCGCAGACGCTCAAGAAACTGGGCAAATAAATGACCACATCCGGCACAACCGCGTTTAATCTGGACTTCACGGAGATTGCTGAAGAAGCGTGGGAGCGTGCTGGGCGCGAGATGCGTTCGGGTTATGACCTACGAACAGCGCGGCGGTCCATGAACCTGCTCACGATTGAGTGGCAAAACCGTGGCATTAACATGTGGACCATTGAGCAAGGTACGCAAGTGCTTTCGCCCGGGGTCGCCACATACACCCTTCCGTCAGACACCATCGACCTTCTCGATCATGTCGTACGTACAGGCAGCGGCTCGACGCAGGCTGATCTGGCAATCTCGCGGATCAGCGTTTCCACTTACGCCACGATCCCCAACAAAAATGTACAGGGCCGCCCCATCCAGCTCTACGTTCAGCGGCTGCGTGATGCGCCACAGGTTACGGTGTGGCCCGTGCCGGATACCACCCAGACCTACACGCTTGTGTACTGGCGTATGCGCCGGATTCAGGACGCTGGAAATGGTATAGAAACTCCAGATGTTCAATTTCGTTTTTTGCCTTGCTTGGTAGCTGGGCTGGCCTATTATTTAGCACAAAAAGACCCCGCTCTTGGAGAGCGTATTCAAATGCTGAAAGCCGCGTATGACGAACAGTTTGATTTAGCGGCGGGTGAGGACCGAGAAAAGGCTTCCGTTCGATTCGTACCTCGAATGTTTAGATCGAGGTAGCCATGGGCAATAGGTTCGCAGCGGGCAAAAAAGCATTCGGATTCTGCGACGTTTGCGGGTTTCGTTATGCTCTGTCTAAGCTCAAAGAGCTAATCGTCCGTACAAAGAAAACAAACGTTTTGGCCTGTAATGAATGTTGGAGTGTGGACCACCCGCAAAACATGCAGGGTATGTATCCAGTAGATGACCCGCAAGCCCTGCGTAGACCACGTCCAGATCAATCACTGGTTTATACATCGGCACAAAATGCGTCCCGAGACGTTCAATGGGGCTGGGTTCCGGTAGGCGGAGGGGATTCTGCAGCAATGCCGGGATTTGTAAATAATCTGGTCGCTACCGGGCAAATTGGCACGGTAACTATATCTACAACTTGAGGGACGGAACATGGGCAAAGTAAACACAAAATCTATCGTTAAGACTGAAAGCAAGGCGGCTGGTAAGGGATACGCCAAAGGCGGCGTAACTAGCCTTCAGCGTAAACAACTTGGTCGCGGTCTGGCTAAAGTAGCTAATCAAAAGAAATCATCATTTACCTACAAAAAAGGTGCTTGAGATGGCTGATAAGAAAGTTATCCCGGTTAAGGCAGGTAAAGAAGTACCGTTTGAACAAAAGAAAAACTGGACACCTACTGATGGCATGTCCATGACTGCTAACAATGGAGTTAAAACTTCCGGCGTTAAAATTCGTGGGACGGGTGCAGCCACAAAAGGCGTAACGGCTCGCGGTCCGATGGCGTGAGGCGCTTATGAATTACGCGACACTTTGTACAAATATACAAGACATCTGTGAAAACACTTTCACAGCCGATCAGCTCGCTATGTTTACTGAACAGGCCGAGCAAAAAATTTACAACAGTGTCCAAATTCCAGCACTTCGAAAAAATGTTACTGGAACGCTGACGGCTAATAACAAGTATTTGTCCGCGCCAAACGATTTTTTGTATACCTATTCGTTGGCCGTGGTAGATAGTGATGGCGCATATCACTATTTGTTAAATAAAGATGTTAATTTTATGCGCGAAGCTTATCCGGTGCCGACTAGCACAGGATTGCCTAAACATTATGCGTATTTTGACGACAATACATTTATCGTCGGTCCTACTCCCAATAGCAGTTATTCTGCGGAGCTTCATTACGGATACTACCCGCCATCAATTGTTACTGCGGGCACAACATGGCTTGGAGATGAGTTCGATTCCGCACTTTTAAATGGTGCGTTGATTGAAGCTATTCGTTTTATGAAAGGGGAACAGGATATGGTTCAGTTGTACCAAACCCTGTACGTACAAGCTGTTGGGCTTCTTAAAAATTTGGGCGACGGCAAGCTCCGTCAGGATGCTTATCGTTCTGGCCAATTCCGCGAAAAGGTAAGTTGAGATGGCAATTGTGCAAACAATGTGCTCGTCATTCAAGCAGCAAATCCTGCTTGGGCAACATGATTTATCGACCGACGTTATCAAAATCGCACTTTACACAAGCAGTGCGATACTAAATGACTCAACAACAGTTTACTCCACCACAGGCGAGGTATCGTCTTCTGGTACTAACTATACGGCTGGAGGGAACACGCTTACAGGCGTGTCCGTAACATTGGCGGGAACAACGGCAATTGTAAGTTTTAATAATTCAACTTGGTCGAATTCAAACATTACGGCGCGTGGGGCGTTGATTTATAATTTTAGTAAGTCTAACAAAGCGATTGCGGTTTTGGATTTTGGTTCGGACAAGTCGTCATTGAACTCGCCCTTTACGGTGACGATGCCGGCCGCCACACAATCTACCGCGTTAATTCGCGTTGCATAAGGAACGGCAATGACCGCTCTTTTTCATGCCTACACCCAGACAGTAGCAGATGGAACAGCCACAAGTGTGGTTCGTCCAAGCGACTGGAATTCAGCGCATATCCAAGCCCAAACACTGTCCGGTAATTATCTTGGTCCGGCTTCAATTAGCGGAACAAATATTGTTTTTCAAGGTGGTAGTAATATCACATTGAGCGCGACTACGGATGTAAGTGCGGCAACAATTATTTTCAATGCTGCCACATTCGCGCAGACTCAGCAGCCGATGTATTTTTCGGCGTCGGGTACGAACACAAGTGCCAATACGATGCAGTTTGGCGATACTAATGGTGTTAGCTTTAGTTTGTCAAACGGTTCGGTAATTGCAACGGTCGCCACAAATTACATGGCGAGCAATCAAAGTTCTAATTTTGTAAATACCAGCCAGTCAAGTCTATTTCAACAGACAAGCGCGACATCAGCAATTACAAGCGCGGCGTTTCCGTCGGCTAATACAACAAATTTTGCAGGCACTGGATTCACATCCACAACAACTGCCGGTACCGCAGTGGTCGCCACAAATGGGACTAATGGTCTCAGCATGGCGATGCCCGCATTCATTACCACTTACGCAAATGATCTGACATCGGGGCGAGCTGGTACAGGTACGACACTGGCCCTGACAAATTTGACTGGAACATTGTCGGTCAATACAAATGGCGTCGCGCTCTCACTAAGCGGAAACGCGGGTGGGGCAGGTGCGGGCGCGGCATTGCAAGGCTCGGGCACCTATACACAGAACAGTGGGACAATCCAGTTCGCCAACTCAAACGGCGTTACGTTTGGGCTTAGCACGAATCAGATGACGGCATCCGTCAAAACGGATTATGCGGGAACTGGCTATACAAGTACGACGCAAGCGGGATCAACGGTTGGGGTTACGCTTAATACATCGGGACTTTCGGCAGCGTGGCCGCCGTTTTTGACGACTTATGCGGCACAAACAGTAGACACCAACAAGGCAGGCACAGGGTTCACTTCTACGACGACCGCTGGAACAGCAGTCGTCGGCACCCTTAATACTAACGGACTAAGTCTGGGAGTCCCCGCATATATCACCACTTATGCGGCACAAACGGTGCAGACGCAGAACTTGCACAACGTCACACTGTCGGGGAACACATCAGGCACGCTGGCGCAAATTTCTAGTGGAACGCTCACATTAGCGGGTGGTAACAACATCACGCTAAGTCAGGTAGGCAATGCTATTACCATCAGTGGTGTTAACACGGTCGCACAAACCGTAGACACAAATAAGGCGGGAACAGGTTTTACATCTACGACAACTGCGGGAACGGCAGTAGTCGGCACATTAAATACAAGTGGTTTGAGCTTAGGTGTCCCAGCCTATTTAACAACTTATGCGGCGCAAACGGTTCAAACGCAGAATCTTCATAATGTCACGTTATCCGGGAATACCTCGGGTACGCTAGCCCAAATCTCAAGTGGAACGTTAACCTTGGCTGGTGGAAATAACATCACCCTCAGTCAAGTGGGAAATGCGATTACCATTAGCGGCGTCAACACAGTCGCGCAAACCGTAGATACCAATAAGGCCGGCACGGGGTATACAAGCACTACGCAAGCTGGATCAACAGTAGGCGTAACATTGAACACGTCTGGTCTGTCGGCAGCGTGGCCGCCCTTTATTACGACCTACGCGGCACAAACGGTCGATACCAACAAGGCAGGTACTGGCTTTACGTCGACCACAACGGCAGGTACAGCAATTGTTGGTACGCTGAACACAAGCGGTTTGAGTTTGGGAGTGCCGGCGTATTTGACTACATACGTGGCACAAACGGTCCAAACGCAAAACCTGCACAACATCACGCTATCGGGAAATACGTCAGGAACGCTAGCTCAAGTCTCCAGCGGGACTTTAACTTTGGCAGGGGGGAATAACATTACCCTTAGCCAAGTAGGTAATGCAATTACCATCAGCGGCGTCAATACAGTAGCGCAAACCGTAGATACCAACAAAGCGGGGACTGGTTACACAAGCACGACACAAGCGGGTACAACCGTCGGTGTAACGCTCAATACGTCTGGCTTGTCGGCAGCATGGCCGCCGTTCATTACCACTTATGTTAATGACCTGACATCCGGTAGAGCAGGGACGGGCACGACATTCGGCGGTACAAACATTTCGGGTTCGCTGACGCTGAACACAAACGGTTTAGCATTGTCTTTGAGTGCTCCGGCAGCGCCGCTCCTATCACGGGTAATTGTTCCAAATTATGCGGGGCTAACAATGTTGTCGGCTCCAACCAACGCTTCGGCATCGGTAAATGTCGTGACCTTGCCGTACCTGAGCGGTTCTCGCATGGATCTGTTGTTGTATCAATCGCTCGCAAGTTCGGCAACGGCAAATACCTACGGTCAGCAGTTGTCAATTTACATGGGCATTTATACAAATGACACGCTGAACTCAAGATTGATGTCCCTGTCCTCAGGATCAACACAGACGACATATACCCTTGCGAGCAATACGGCTGGCGCAACGCAGATTTTGGGATCAGGGATCAGGCCAATTTCATGCCCCGTAAACTTTAGCGTAACCCCCGGTGAGTATTTTATTGCCGCTAACCTAGTGACCAACACGTTTTCTAGCGGCACTGCGACCACGGCGCTTGGGCAAACATTGTCTATTGTCGGCAACACGATGCAGTCAGCAAGCTGGGCGATGGTCCAAGACTACGCAGTGGCAACGGCAAACACCAATAACAGTTTGCAACCATCTGGTGTATTCTCAGCCGCTTCAACTGGATTGCCGGCTACGATTTCGTACTCGCAAATGACCATGACTGGTGCCAGTCGATTGCAAGCTAACTTTGCTGTGGTGATGAGAAACAACTAATGCAACCTCAAATTATTTCTTCCTACGATGGTGGAGTTCATAACGCGGATTTGGAAAAGACTATCTCGCGGCTCACATCGGACAAATCGTACAAGGACATGTCTTGCATTCAAATTGTCCCGTGTTTTGGTCAGATTCCCACCAAAGCAGTAGCGAGTTGGATGAACTTGTACTCCCCGCCCAACGCCAAATTTACTCGGTTATGGGCAGTTGGAATGGAAGTAGGAAAAGCATTTTCTTCAGCGATTGAAGGAATTCTTGCTCACCCAGATTTGAGTAAGTGGAAGTACATCATCACACTTGAGCATGACAACATTCCTCCGCCAGACGGAATTGTAAAGTTGCTGGCACGAATGGAAGCACACCCAGAGTTTGCTTGTATTGGCGGGCTGTACTTCACGCAAGGTGCGGGGGGCTGTGCGCAAATTTGGGGCGACCCGAATGATCCAGTGTTAAATTTCCGGCCGCAGCGACCTGACCCGAATGGTGGTTTGGTGGAATGCTGTGGCACAGGAATGGGATTTAATGTATTTCGTTTGGAGATGTTTAAGGATGAGCGACTGCGCAGGCCATGGTTTGTAACGCAAACGGAAAGTGGTGTCGCAACGCAAGACTTGTACTTCTGGCAAAACGCGCGTCAGTATGGGTATCGCTGCGCAATTGACTGTTCTGTCAAGGTTGGACACTATGATCTTGATGGCAAGCGCGGCGGAATTCCTGATTACACTTGGTGAAAAATGAAACTTGATCTTGGCTGTGGGAAGCGGAAAAAAGAAGGTTACATCGGGGTGGACCAGTATCCGATGGAGGGGGTTGATGTTGTCCTCAATATCGGAGAGGACAAATGGCCTTGGGAAGACGGGTCTGTAGAAGAAATTCACGCAAGCCATTTCCTTGAGCATCTGTCCGCTACTCAAAGAGTGCATTTCCTGAATGAAGCATTTCGTGTGCTCCAAGATGGGGGAAAAGCATTTTTGATTACTCCGCACTGGGCATCAAACCGGGCTTACGGCGATTTCACTCATGCATGGCCGCCAGTATCAGAAATGTCGTATTACTACGTCAAACAGGATTGGCGCGAGGTCAATGCACCGCACACGGATATTAAATGGAATCCTGCTGGATATTCGTGTGACTTTACCGCAACGTGGGGTTATTCATTTAGCCCTGAGCTTTCAGTTAGAAATTCAGAATACATCCAGTTTGCTTTACAGAATTTTAAAGAAGCGGCATTGGATATGCATGCCACTTTAGTGAAACCTCAAAAACAAACGGACTAGGATATGGCAAGAGCGTTCCAGTTAGACTCATTTCAAAATGATGCATTTCAGACATCATCATTGATTTGGTTCATCATTGATGATACTCAAACGGCTAACTGGGCGCAGATCGCAGATGCACAAACTCCGGCATGGGCAGTAATTGACGATTCACAGGTTGGCAATTGGCAAGCAATCAGCACATCGTAGTCCGCAATTTTGGGCGTTGATAGCGATAGCCAAAGCTCTAATTGGCAACAAATCCCGACATAAGGATAACGAATGGCTACTTCATACACATCATTGCTTGGGTTGGCACTTCCTGTCACAGGTGAATTGGCCGGCACGTGGGGCGATACGGTCAACAACTACATTACGTCTTACTTGGATGCAGCCGTCGCCGGGGCACAGACCATCAGCGGAAACCAGACCGCAGTCACATTGAGCGTGACCAACGGGACATCCTTATCACAAGCAGGCTCGGGCGCTACGGGTTCTTCTCAGTATCAGATCATCAACTGCACAGGAAACCCGGCAGGCACGCTGACCGTGACCGTCCCTGCGGCAAGCAAAATCTATCTGGTGCTCAACGCAACCTCCACAAGTCAGTCGGTAAAGGTAGTGGGGGCAGGTCCGACCACTGGCGTTACAATGATCGCTGGCGAAACGGCGCTAATTACGTGGAATGGCAGCGACTTTGTGAAGATTGCGTCCACGCCTTTCGGCGGTCGGATTAACCCTCGGGTTTCTAGTACGGCGTCGGCAGCTTCGGTAACGCCAGATATTTCTCTGTACGATCAGTATGCATTCACCGCGTTAGCGGCGGGTCTTACTATCAACGCGCCTACAGGCACTCCGCTGGACGGCAATAAGCTGTTGTTCCGAATTTTGGATAACGGAACTACCCGTACTTTGACATGGAACGCTACATATACCGTTATCGGCGTGACGCTTCCAACAGCTACCGTGCCGAATAAGACCGTGTATGTAGGTTGCGTTTACAACGCCAACAATACCCGCTGGGATGTGGTGGGCGTGGTGACGCAAGCATGAAGATTGATTTCTCGTTTGATACTGAGCATGGCAAGTTCTCGGATGCGTTGTGGTTTCCTGATGGCGAAACGCCCTCGGACGCAGAAATCGAGGCGATGAAACAACAACGGCTGAGTGCGTGGATTGCCGTCATCACGGCAGAGTCGGAGTAACGAATGGCAAATCGGTATTGGGTTGGCGGAACAGGTAGCTGGTCAGACGCGACTAATCATTGGTCGGATACAACAGGCGGCACGCCGAACGCATCATTCTTACCCACATCGGCTGACGATGTATTTTTTGATGCCAATTCCAATACCGGTACTGGGTCATTTACGGTTACGGTGGATGGCACGTCGGGATCGCCCTCGCTGTGCAATAGTTTTGCTACGGGCGGAGCAGGCGGTGCGTTGGACGGCGCGATGACGCTGGCAACGGCAGCATTAGGATATTTGGACATTTATGGGTCAATGACCCTGCCAGCAACAAATTTCGCCGCAACAATATCTTCGGGGTCAACGTGGAGATTCAAATCCACAACAACAGGGAAAACGATAACCACCAATGGTGTAGGAATCCCAGGTTCAATATCTATATATTTTGATGGAGTCGGGGGTGGATGGACACTTGGAAGTGCTTTGTCCATCGGAAGTAATACGGGAACATTAGTTTTTGTAAATGGCTCATTTGATACGGGAAACTACAGCGTATCTGCGGCAGCATTCCAAACGTCTGGCACGGCAACTAAAAGTGTAACTTTAGGCTCATCGACCATTACATTAGGTGGTGGTAGCGCATGGGTGTTTTCAACAACAACCGGGTTAACCTTTAGTGCCGGGACATCTACCATTACTTTGTCTGCCGCAACACAAGTGTTTAGCGGTGGAGGCTTAACCTATTACAACGTCACGCAAAGCTCCACGGCGTCTGGAACGCTCACGATTACCGGGGCCAATACGTACAACAATTTGACGTTTACAAGCCGGGCTGCTGACGGGAATAGGATTGTTACGTTTGACTCAAACCAAACAATTTCAGGCGCACTCACGCTGGGTGCAGCTAATACAGCGGTGCGTCGGATTCAAGTTGGTTCGGACACTATTGGCACACAGCGGACACTGACGTTAAATGGTTCTTTAGCAACTCTGGCAGATGTGGATTTCCGTGACATCAAAGCGGCTGGCAGCGTTGCTACTCCATGGACAGGAACGAGACTGGGCAACGCCGGAAACGTGAGCAGCATTACAACGGCTTCGCCCAAGACGGTTTATTGGAATGCCGCCGGGTCGTTGAATTGGTCCTCTACAGGATGGGCCACAACGAACAACGGGGCGCCAGCGGCCAACAATTTTCCGTTGCCGCAGGACACCGCAACCTTTACGGAAGCGGGAACCGCTGGAACGGTCACAATTGATACAAACTGGTGGATTGGTACCATTCAAATGGCGGATGGGGTGTCCAATCGAACGACGGCATTTACGCTATCCACATCTGGCAACCAACCAAATATCCACGGTAACGTCACGCTGTTTTCCAGTTTGACCTTGAGCGGAACCAATACAATTACATTTGCTGGACAAGGCACAACGCAAACGATCACGTCGGCGGGTATCACTTGGACACAGCCAATTACGGTCAATAGCCCAGGCGGGACGGTGCAGCTCGGAGACAACCTAACGCAAACAAGCAATAGTGGGTTCTCGTTGGTAGCAGGTACGCTTAACCTCAATAACAAAACGCTAACTTGTGTGCTGTTCGGGTCTAACGTCTCAACGACTCGCGCAATTGCTTTTGGTACTGGGAACATTACGCTTACAGGCAATAACGCAACAATTTGGAATACAGGGACGGCAACAAATTTTACTTATACCGGGACGCCAATAGTCAATGCAACGTATAGCGGCAGTACCGGAACACGCACGTTGGCCGTTCATCAAAGCGGTGGCGGGTCTGAATCTAATGCAATTTCTTTCAACATCTCAGCCGGGTCTGATACGGTAGCATTTTCATCATCATCTTATATAAAAAATCTTGATTATTCTGGTTTTAGCGGGACAGTTGCAGCTTCAACTACAAATAGATTTATATACGGAAACTTAAAATTAAGTAGTACGTGCACAGTAGCAACAAGCAATGGCGGAATGTCATTTTTGTCATCTAGTGGTGTCCAGCAAATCACCTCTAACAACGTAACCATAGACCAGCCCATCACGGTTAACTGTGGTGGCACTGTGGCATTGCAAGATAATTTTACAACTACAGCGTCCTCGGGATTTACGTTGACAGCCGGAACGGTCGACTTAAATAACAAAACACTAACTTGCGTAGGATGGGTATCAAACAACTCCAATACAAGAGCAATTGCGTTTGGGACAGGCCAAATTACGCTCACTGGGAATAATACTACGGTTCTCAATTTGAGCAATTCAACAGGATTTTCATATACAGGTACTCCGTTGTTTGTATCAAATTATTCGGGTTCGACAGGAACAAGAAATTTTAGAGTTACTTCAGGATATACGGATAGCAATGTTGTGTCCGTAGCAATTACTGCTGGTTCGGATACGGTAAACATGTTTAATGGTTTCAAAAACGTGGATTACACCGGGTTTACAGGCACCTTGGCTAATGGCGCAACGATGGTGGTTTATGGAGATCTGAAGTTTAGTAGCGGAATGACTATTTCAGGGGCAAATGCCATATGGTTTTATGCAACTTCTGGCACGCAAAAAATTACTGCTAACGGCCAGACGTTTGATTTTCCAATTAGCATAAATGCTGTAGGAGCGACAGTTCAGCCGCAAGATACATTTGTAATGGGGGCAACTCGCAACTTAACATTGGCAAATGGCACCTTTGACCTAAATGGCAAATCGGTAACGCTTGGAACGCTATCGACATCAGCAGGCACAAAAAATATTACCTTTAATGGATCAACGCTTGTCATTGCCGGCAGTGGTGCAACTGCGTTTAACAACGCCAACCCGACGGGCTTCACTACCACAGCAGGCACAGGCACGGGCGTTATCTCCATGACCTCCGCGTCGGCCAAGACGTTTGTGGGCGGCGGGTCGGCTTACAACTGCACGTTGAGAAATGGGGGAGCGGGGGCGCTCACGGTAACGGGCAGCAATACGTTCACCACAATTGATAACTCCGTCCAGCCTACGACATTTACGTTTGAGTCCGGCTCCACGCAGACCGTGACCAACTGGAGCGTAAGCGGAACGGCTGGGAATCTGGTCACCATCAACGCAACCAGCACGACTCCGGCGACGCTATCCAAGTCCTCGGGCACGGTTACATCCAATTACCTGGATTTGAGATATTCCACGGCCGCAGGTGGGGCATTCTGGTATGCCTTAAACTCAGTGGATAGCGGCAACAACACGGGGTGGAATATCCCCAACGGGAATTTCTTCGTGTTCTTCTGATTGGGGGCGGGTATGATTGGACTGGAAACGCTGCTAACAGTCGGAGCGCAACTGCTCGATAAGGTCATACCTGACCCCGAAGCCAAGGCAAAAGCCCAAGAAGAGCTGACTCGTCTCGCGCAGGACGGCGAGTTGGCTAAAATGCTGGAAGAAACAAAGCGTATTGAGTCGGAGACAACCGGCGTCTCTGACAGGTGGAAAGCAGATATGGGTAGCGATTCATGGCTATCCAAAAATGTGCGTCCGATGACGCTGATTTACCTGCTTTCTGCTTACCTGCTACTGGCCGTGCTAGATGGGATCGGGTTCAAGGTCTCCGAAAGTTATGTGACCCTGCTGGGACAGTGGGGCATGCTCGTAATGAGCGCATATTTCGGTGGCCGAACCTTGGAGAAAATCCTCTCAGCACGGTCAGCCAATGAAAGAAAACTTTAGCAGCTCCTTAGCCCGGTTACTCAAGCACGAAGGCGGCTTTGTGGATCATCCGCAAGACCCCGGCGGCGCTACCAATATGGGCGTTACGAAGGCCGCTTGGGAAGAGTGGGTCGGCCGTCCAGCCACGGTCGATGAAATCAAAAAGCTGACCGTCGAAAAAATCACACCGTTTTACAAACGCAAATACTGGGACAAGGTATGTGGCGATCATTTGCCCGCAGGTATTGATTATGCGGTTTTTGATGCGGCGGTGAACAGCGGACCGGGGCGGGCTATCAAGTGGCTTCAACAGGCACTAGAGGTAAAAGTGGACGGAGCGTTTGGCCCGGCAACAATGGCGGCGGTTAAAGCCGCCGACACACGGCTGTTGATCGAAGGTTATAACGCGATTCGACTGGCTTTTCTGGAAGAACTACCTACATGGAGCGCGTTTGGACGTGGCTGGGGCAGGCGCGTGGCTGAAGTCAAACAAGAAGCAACGACCATGATGGCGTGAGGAAAATATGCCGTTGAAGAAAATCCTGCCGCGTGCCGGCGTAAATAGGGAAAACACAAGATATACCAATGAAGGTGGTTGGTATTCCTGCGACAAAATTAGATTTCGGCAAGGGACGCCTGAAAAACTCGGCGGATGGCAACGAATCAGCGCAAGTACCTTTTTGGGGTATGCGCGTTCGTTGTGGAACTGGATCACTTTATCCGGTTTGAATTTGTTGGGAATTGGGACAAATAAAAAGTTTTACATTGAATTGGGTGCCGATTATTACGACATTACTCCAATTAGGGATACGGCCGTTCTAACCAATCCATTTACGGCAACGAATGCGTCATCTGTTATTACGGTAGCGGATACGGCTCACGGCTGCGTGACCGGTGACTATGTCACTTTTTCCGGCGCGACGGGTTTGGGAGGAAATATCACAGCCAGTGTTTTGAACAAAGAGTATGCGGTAACGGTAATCAACACAAATTCTTACACGATTACTGTAGCAGCCACGGCAAACGCGACGGACGCCGCAGGCTCCCCCGGCGGCGGAACAGTGACTGCGGCATATCAAATCAATACGGGGCCAGAGTTCTCTGTGCCCTTGGCTGGTTGGGGCGCGGGGGCGTGGTCAAGTGGATCATGGGGGACAACGTCAGCGTCAGACAGCCTACGGTTGTGGAGCCAAAGCAATTTTGGTGAGGATTTGATTTTTAACCCGCGCGGTGGCGGAATTTATTATTGGGATGCAAGCGCAGGGCTATCAACTCGCGGCGTCAATATTAGTACGCTGGCTGGAGCATCAGATACTCCAGTCCAAGCAAATTTTGTGTTTGTCTCAGACCAGAGCAGGTTTGTGTTCGCGTTTGGTACAGAGGACATCAGCAGCGCATTATTTGACCCGATGCTAATTCGCTGGTCGGATCAAGAAAACGCAGCAAACTGGACTCCATCAGCGACATCGCAGGCGGGAAGCATTAGGCTTTCACACGGTTCCGAAATCATTGGAGCTTTGCAAGCACGCCAAGAAATTTTGGTTTGGACAGATAGCTCTATGTATTCGTTGCAGTATTTGGGCGCCCCTGAAGTTTGGGGTGTTCAGTTGTTGGGCGACAACATTTCTGTGCCGTCTCAAAACGCAATGGCGTTAGCGTCTGGCGTAGTTTATTGGATGGGTGTGGATAAGTTTTATAAATATGATGGTCGTGTATCAACGCTTCGCTGTGACCTTCGTCAGCACATTTTTGGAAATATCAATACTCTTCAATACGGGCAAATTTTTGCGGGCACCAATGAAGGGTTTAATGAAGTGTGGTGGTTTTATTGTTCAAGCGATTCCACGTCAATTGATAAATATGTAATTTACAATTACATGGAAGATATTTGGTACTACGGCAATATGGCTCGTACAGCATGGTTGGATAGTGGATTGCGTGCATACCCACTTGCCGCAACATACGTCAATAATATTGTGAATCATGAATATGGAACGGATGACGGTACAACAGGAACGTTGACCGCAATCGATGCTTACGTTCAGTCATCGGAATTTGATATTGACGACGGCCATAATTTCAGTTTTATCTATCGTGTTTTACCGGACATAACATTCCGAGGATCATCAGCGACATCGCCAAGTGTAACTTTATATCTTGACCCATTGCGAAATTCGGGAAGTGGATACAATGATCCCGAATCAGTGGCAGGGGTAAACAACGCCGCAGTAACGCGCACTGCGATAATTCCAGTAGAAGAATTTACCGGACAAGTTTATATACGCGTTAGGGGCAGGCAACTCGCAATGAAAATTGAAAGCACAGATTTAGGCGTAAATTGGCAATTGGGGGCCCCCCGAATTGATGTGCGTCCTGATGGCCGGAGGTAGCCATGTCAATTGTTGAAGCTCGGATGCCCGCGGTTCCGCGATTGCCAAACGGTCCCGTAGAGTACAACTCCGAATGGGCAGCACAGTATTCAAATGTGTTGCGGTTGTACTTCAACCAACTCAATTATGTACTGGGGCAACTCGTGGCAAATCAAGGACCATATCAGGTAGGTTTTTACGGGACTGCTCTTGACGCTTTTGGTCGTGCTCGCATGAGCGAACCGATGACGTTGTTTGACAGCCAAAATCGTTTTCAAGCGGATGACCAGTTTGACACTTCAACGGCAACGGGCGGCAGCACAACGTATCAATCTAATGAAAGTACACTTGATCTAAATGTGACAACTAGTTCAGGTAGCGAGGTTGTACGGCAAACTTATCGCTGTATGCCGTATCAGCCGGGCAAAAGTTTGGAAGTGATGTGCACGTTTGTGATGAACGCCGCCAAGACCAACTTGCGCCAGCGGGTAGGGTACTTTAATTCTCAAAACGGCGTGTTTTTCCAACAAGCGGATACGACAAAATCGTTTGTGTTGCGAACCTACACTAGTGGCACGGTAAGTGATGCCCGAACAGTCAATCAGGCAGACTGGAACGGCGACAAACTGGACGGCACAGGAGACAGTGGATACACGCTGGATACCACCAAATCTCAGATTTTTTGGTGCGACCTGGAGTGGCTGGGAGTGGGTTCCGTGCGGTGTGGTTTCGTTATCAACGGGCAACTGATCATTTGTCATACGTTCAACAATGCCAATGACCTTGCTAAGGTCTATATGACTACTGCAATTTTGCCCGTCCGTTATGAAATTACTAATACCGGCGCTACCGCATCATCTTCAACGATGAAGCAAATTTGCTCCACCGTAATTTCCGAAGGCGGATATGAGCAGCAAGTCAAACAGCAAATCGCACGTCGTACTAGTGCGCTGGCATCCATTGGGACGACGTTAATTCCGTTAGTATCGATTCGATTAAAAAGTACGCGTTTGAATGCAGTGGTGTTGCCACAGTTAGTAACGGTATTCCCAACAAGTTCTGGCAACTACGAGATACAACTGGTCAAAAATTCAACGCTCACGGGTGCGTCATGGGTAACAACAGCATTCAACAACGTGGAATATGACATTACCGCATCGGCTATGACGGACGGTACGTGTGTACAGTTGGATTATTCGTCGGCTACCAATCAGTCACGTGGATCATCGGTAGGCCCGACAGGATATAACTTTGATCTCCAGTTGGGTTCCACCATCGCTGGAGTTAGCGACATTTACACCATCGGAGTGCGCGTATTGACGGGCACTGGAGACGCCATCGGCGGGCTAGCATTCATTGATTTGACGGATTGATTATGGAAAACAAGGATGCTCAAATCATTCAAAATCTTGTTCAGGAGTATGCAAAACAAAATACCAGTACTCCTCAAGAAGCCGACCAGCTAATCTTGCAACTGGCTCAAGTAGTGCAGGAGGATGGCGCCAAACTAATACATTTTGGAAATACCTTGTTTTTAGTTTTAGTGCGCGATAAAGGGGTAGTGGAATTTCATACCCTATCGGTTAACGAAGATGGAATTGCGTTATCCAAACATTTGTTGAGTTTAGTAAATTATTTAAAAAACATCGGGGCCAAAGTAGTTTATAGCTACTCAAATGACCCAAAATTCAAAATTCTTGCAAAACGAGTGAAGGTATTCAAAACGCAAGAAGTAAAAATGCCTAATGGCCAAGACACAACGGCCTATTACGTGGAGCTGTAAACCATGCCCTTTGTAGCAGCTATTGCATTAGGTGGATTGGCGGTTACCGGCATTTCTGCCACGATTGGCACAGCCTTGGCATCATTGGTTGGAGCTACAGTTACAGGCACGGTAGCAACGGCGATTGGCGCGGGAGCCATTTCAGGGCTTTCTACCGCGATTCGCGGAGGCGGGGTTAGTGACGTGCTAAAAAACGCAATCACTAGTGGCGCCGCATCTTACGCGGGTGCGAAAGTTGGAGGGTTCGTTGGAAGTCAGGTAAGTTCCGCGATCTCGGGAACAACGGGGCAAATTGCTTCCAAAGTATTGTCAAATGTAGCCGCAGGGATTACTGAGTCAGTAATCAAAAAACAAAACGTTGGTATCGGCGCGCTGTCGGGCGCAGCGCAAGGCGTGGTTGGAGCGTTGGACATCGCGCTTGCCAATAATGATGCGTGGAAATCAATAGGCAAAGTTGGGCAGGACGCAATCAAAGCGGCTACGGCAGCGGGTATAACCGGGCAAAATGCTTCTCAAGCGGCAATTAATGCGGCAATCAGCTCATCGGACATTTTGAGTAAAGCACTCAACGTGTCTCCTGAGTTCAAAAAACTTATCGGAGACCCAAACAAATCCGCTGCCGCACAAATCGCACTTGGTACGGTGAGCAATACCCTTGCCAGCGTGCTAACAGGCACAAACTTTTCCGACGCTGCTAAACAAGGGTTACTGAAATCAACCGGCCAGTATCTTGGCAAACTCGCGCAGAGCAACTTGCAACAGTACGTGTCGGATGCGCAGAAAAACTACGAAAAAGCGGCGAGCTCACAGGAAGCAATTAAAACTAACGAAGCTGCGCAGACTACGCTTGCGGATCATTACAACGAAATTGCTGACGTTATCAACGCCAAGTTGAAAGAGCGGGAATCGTTGATGGCTGAATATGACCGCAGAATGTCCGCTATTGGTAAACAAGTTCAAGTCGGAAATCTGGGGTACTACACGGTATCTGAATCGCAAGTTGCTTATTCAATGGTAAAAGATGGCTTGATCGATAAGATCAATTCAACCACCGATTCCTTGAATCTATACGCGGAGCAGCACCAACAAGATTTAGACAAAATTTCAACACAGCTTGAGGTTCTAAAACAGGAACACAAAAGCGTGTTGGATCAGTATGACATCGCTACTGGCGATCTTCAGGCTAACAGCGACAAAATTAGTTCAGAAACGGCAAGCATTGTCGGCCAAACTAAGCAGGCAATGGTTGCGGGTTTGGACGACCACTTCAATGCGGCGCAATACCAAGCCCTGCATCCTGAGGCAACAGACCCCTACGAGCACTATCTTACATCTGGGTATAAGGACAACCTCGCCACAAATTTTGAAACCGCGGCAACTCGTGAGCTACGCGCACAAGGATTTGATGCTAACGCGACGGACCTCAAAAATCTTGTACAAGAGATGTCGTCCGCTTCATATGGCGGCTGGGGAAAAACAACCGCGGTCAATCCGCGCGATATGGTTGCCAACTATATTGACCGCAACATCCAAACCCCTGCGGAAGTAAAACAGATCGCTCAAGACATTGGCTTGCCGCTTACCGAAGAGCAAATTAACAAACTAGCGGGGCGCCGAACCTCGGGCGATCTTATGTCCGAAATGTGGGGCATGCTTGACCCCGCAGCCGTTAAAACTGTTACTGGACAGCCCGGTGCAATAGCTGCGTTGCTTGCGGAGTCGGCAGCATATAAAAATGCTCCAGCGGCAGCCAAGTCAATAATTAGCGATTCTGTCGGAAATGCGGCAATCGCTATTTATTCCGACAAAAACATGAGCACAGAAGATAAAAAATCTGCTGTTCAATCGATCATCAACAATTTGAACAGCTCCAATCTGACAAATGCCGCGCAAAGTGTGCAGTCAGTTAAAATTGCGTTTGACTCCAGATTATCGGCGCTTGATAGCCAAATGCAAACGGCGGCTATCAAAGATACTCAGCTTAAACAACAGTTAGCGTCTGCGCCATCATGGATGCCGCCATCTCAGGTTGATTTTTACAAGCAGCAGCTTGCAGCAAATGATGCGTATAGCCAGTCGCTTAAAACGCAACGCGATCAGGTAGTGGCGCAGCAAACTTCGCAAATAAATGCGGCACAAAATCGGATGGCCGCCGCAACAAATGAGTACCTAGCACAAGTTCAAAACACTGCCGCCAAAGCAATTGATCCGAGCTTCAACGCATATGAATACGGCATTGCCAACAATGTCACATCGGCCAACGCCGCAACGCATTTCCTGACCGAAGGCCGCGACAAGAATTTGCCGGTGAACTTTAAAGAGTTGGTTCAGCGTCAATTCGACAGCGAGGGATATAAAGGCACGTCAGAGGAAGTCAACAAGCTGGCGCTAGACCTCTACAGAAGCCCAAATAAGACAGCTGCAATCACTGACTATATCAATCGAGGAACGACCACGAGCGAAGAAGTCAGGAACGTCGCAAAAAGCATGAACGTCAACCTGACGGATGCCGACGTGGATTCGCTAGTAGGACAGTATTCTGAAGCGACGATTGCAGATCGAATCATACGTATTTCATATAATAAATCGGGCGTGATCAATGAAATTGTAGTTACAGCGCTAAAAGAAGATCCAAATGCCTTGTCAGGATTTTATGACATGTTCGGCAAAGAGCTCACTAATGCTCAATTGTCGCAGGTTTGGAATAAAGTCCCTGTATATGACAAAGCCGAAGGAAAGTTATATACCCCAAGCTCCGATAAAGAGCCAAAAACTATTGAATTCCCAGCAGAGGCCAAAGAGAAAGTTGGGGCTTTGATTTCTTTTGCTTCAAAAGGCTCTCCTACGCCTACGTCAGAAATTGATTGGACTTCGGTGATTGGGGGCGCCAAAACGGGATTCGGAAGCGCGGCTAATGGTTTTACCACTATCGGGTTAAATTTGCCGGGGGTAAAAAGGGCGGCACAAAACGGAGAAGGGTTTACTGTTGTTGATTTTGGAAATGATGATATTCGAGCATTTGATCCAAAAACCATGCAGGTAAGCTTGGTGCCACCGGACATTGCCAAACAAATTTTTGCGCCACAACAGCCAGCGCCCACTCCTACACCGGGAGGCGGAGAAACTACACCAACGATCCCGGTAACGCCGGGCGACACCGGCACTACCCCTACTCCTATCCCAGGAGGTAGTGGTGCAACACCCGTTCCGACGCCTACCCCGACACCGGTAACGCCGCAAGTTCCTACCCCCGCGCCGGGTGGTGGAGGAGCAACGCCTACCCCCACGCCAACACCTACGCCGGTGACGCCGCAGGTGCCGACTCCAACGCCGAGTGGTGGAGGTGCAACTCCGACTCCGACGCCTACCCCGGCACCAACCCCGGGAGGCAGCGGTACAGGTACCGTGCCGACTCCTACCCCGACTCCTACTCCGGGCGGTGGAGGCACAACTCCTGTTCCGACGCCTACGCCTACGCCTACGC